TGCAAGATGGAACTACTGAATCGAGAAAGGCTGCGTCTGAGATAAAACTGTCTTACTTCAACAACGATGCTAATTGGAACAACTACGTACACCCAACCGGAGCAGGTAATAATCACATTCCAAGTGGAGGCAGTGCAGGTGAATTCCTGAAATACAGTTCAAGCGGAACAGCAGTTTGGGCTACTCCAAGTTACACTACGGAAGAACAAGTAGAGGACTTTATCGCCGCAATGATTACTGCGGGTAGTAATATTGCACTGAATTATGATGATGCAGCAGGGACATTAACCATAACTGGAACAGATACAAACACTTTCAGAACAGTTAGACTGACTGACGGAAACATACTAGGAGGAACAGAAGTTCTATCTTTCACTGCGGGTAGCAATATATCTCTAAGCGAAAGCGGTGGAGAAATAACAATAGCAACTACTGCTAATAACTACTCAATCTCATCTGATTTGTTAGATGAAGATAACATGGCTTCTAACTCAGCAACTAAGGTAGCCAGTCAACAGTCAATAAAAGCATATGTTGACGCAGAAGTAGCAGGGGTAATTTCTTCTGCTCCGGCTGCACTTGATACGTTAAATGAACTAGCGGCTGCTCTTGGTGATGACGCTAACTTTGCTACGACTACTTCAACAGCACTAGGTAACAGACTAAGAGTTGATACAAACAGTCAGGGATTAACTGCTACTCAACAAGGATACGCATTAGACAACTTAGGAATAACTGCATCATTAGCGGAGATAAACATACTAGCCAGTGGTCTATCTGCTTCTGATATACCTGCCTTACCTGCTGGAAAGATTACTAGTGGAACATTAAGTCAGAACACTACTGGAACTGCGGCGGGTCTATCTGCAACATTAGCAATAGCAAGTGGAGGAACAGGAGCAACTAGTGCATCCGGTGCGAGAACCGCTTTAGGGCTAGGAGCGGCGGCAGTAAAAGCAGTTGCAACTGATGGTTCAAGCGGAGTTGCCGATGGAGAAGCAGGTTTAGTTACTGGAAACGCAGTTTATGATTACATTGCCGCACAAGGATTCGGAACTGCTACGGGAGATATAACGGCAGTAACAATACAAACAGATTCAGGTTCAGGTGCTAAAGCATCAGATATAGGTGGCTCTGCTGATTTCATATTACAAGGAAGCACTGGAACAGATGTTACAAACAGTGGAACTACGATTACTGTTGGACTCGATTTAGCAGAGTTACCAGATGGAGGAGATGATGTTGTTGGTAGTGCAGACGAACTAATCTACCTAGATGACGGAACACAGAAGAGAAAACTCATCAGTGAGATTAAACTAAGCCAATTCAACAATGACGCTAACTTCAACAACTACCAACTCTCTAACATTGTAGACAGTGGAGCATATGGAAGTTCATCTAATCCTATTGTGCATCTAGTAACAGTAGCAAGTAAGACATCTGCTCATCCTTACAACGGAGATGGTAGCGGTTCTGCATACTTCTTAGATGGAATAGAGTCGCCAGTTCTTACATTGAATGGTGTAGACTCTGTAACTAGCAACTCAGAATACTATTACAGATTCCAACAGACAGACAATTCTAACAGTGGACATCCTCTTAGATTCTACTTAGATGCAGATAAAACAACTGCATACACTACTGGTGTCACAACTGCGGGAACGCCGGGTAGTGCAGGTGCTTACACTCAAATTGCAGTTACAAAGGATACTCCTAACATACTGTATTACCAATGTTCTGCACATGGGTACATGGGTAATCATGCAATAGTTGCGGGTTCAAACAAGATAAACAACAACGATGCTCTAATCAGTTTCCCAACTACTACTGGTACTTTGGCTCTATCAGGAGCAAATGTGAATTATTCACAACTCACTGGAACAATACCTACATGGAATCAAAATACAAGTGGAAGTGCAGCAAGCCTATCTTCCACTTTAGCAGTATCAAGTGGTGGAACTGGACAAACAAGTTACACCAATGGACAACTGCTTATAGGAAACACAACTGGTAATACATTAGCAAAGGCAACGTTAACTGCCGGAAACAACATAACAATCACTAATGGTGCAGGTTCAATAGAGATTGCGGGAACTGCTAATGACGATGTTTCAGTTACTAACCTTGAAACTAGACTAGGGCAAATAGATTCTAATGTTACTATTGGTAATGCCAATACAGTAGATACTACTATTTCAGGAGATTTGACTGTAACAGGCGATTTGCTTGTGAGTGGAGATACTGTAACACTCAATACTGCAACACTTGATGTTGAAGACTTAAACATAACAGTGGGTAAAGGTGCTACTTCCTCTTCTGCTACAAATGGTGCAGGGTTAACTTTTGGTGCTTGGTCAAGTGGTACTATTCCTACTCTAACATGGGTTCATGCAGATAGTAGATTAGCAGTGAATAAGCCCCTTTATTCTAGTGGTGGTTTTGTTGGTGCATTAACGGGTAATGTAACAGGTAATGTAACTGGTAGTTCAAGTTCAACAACAGGTAATGCTGCAACTGCTACTGCCCTTGCCGGAACTGCAAATGCTAATGTTGTATATGCAGGGCCAACATCAGGTAGTGCAACCGCACCTGCATTTAGGGCATTAGTAGCCGGAGACATACCCGATTTATCGGGAACATACTCTACTACTGATACAGTAGATATGGGTGATGGTTTCGTACTTAGAGATGATGATAATGATAACTTCATCATTACTGAAAATAAATTCATCAAGTTCACTGCGGCAACAGGGACAGCAGGTACTAATCTATCAGGTTCGGGTACAACAACCGACCCATATGTAATGGCGATTACACTTCCTAACGATACTATCGCTAATACATTTAGGACAGTCACAGTTGATACAAATGGTGATGGGACTGCTGATAATACATTAGGAGGAACTGAAACTCTAATGATAAAGAAAGGTAATGACATTACTTTAGCAGAATCAGATGGTGTTGTAACTATCACTAACAGTTCTCCACACGTTGCAACGAACTTAACCCAAACAAATGCTGCTAGTACACTTTCTATTCTAAGTAGCACAGGGACTAATGTATTGATTGTAGAAGCAGATGGGACTAAAGCAGGTGTTATGACTGTTGCTCATCATAATAAGTTAGATAGTATTGAAGCATCTGCAACAGCAGACCAAACAGCAGCAGAAATAACTGCTCTACTAGATGATGTTGCTAGTTATACTCTTGGTACAGTAGGTTCAGGAACAATAACTATTGCTAATGATTTAGTTGTTACCGGAACTACAACTACCAATAATGTAGAAACTGTAAGCACAAGCAATGGAGTTGTGTTTGAGAGTAACGCAACAGGCTCACATGTAGATAAAGAAACACTACTAACAGGAGTAACAGGACTTACTTCTGACATAACAGTAACTTTACCATCCACAACAGGAACATTAGCATTATCAGGAGCATCAGTAAACTACTCTCAATTAACAGGGACAGTTCCTACATGGAATCAAGACACTAGTGGAACGGCAGCAGGTCTTTCTTCGACATTAGCAGTTAGTAGTGGTGGAACTGGTGTTACATCTGTTCCTATGGTTGGGCTAATCACTGCGGCAAATGTAGCGGCAGTAAAGACAATCTTATCGTATGGCAATTTAGCGGCTTTAGATTCGGTAGGGGCATCACAAATAACTGATAACTCAGTTGGTGCGGCTGAATTAAATGTTAGCGGAAATGGAACAAATGGCTATGTTCTTTCTTCTGATGGAGATGGGTCATTTAGTTGGACTGCTCAATCAGCAACAGGAATAGCGTTAACTGCCTTATCTGCAAATGATGGTAGTGCTTCCGGTAGTGGAGGTTCATTAGCATACAATAATACTAATGGTGAGTTTACCTTTACTCCGGCTCTCAACATAGCAGGTAATTCTGCAACTTCAACTGTTACAGCAAATAATAGCACTGATGAAAATAACTATCTTACCTTTGCGGCAAATGCTACGGCTTCAGGTAGTTTAGGATTAGAAACAGATAGTACGTTATATTTCAATCCTTCACAAGATAAGTTGTATGTTCCTTATGTTTCTGCAACAAACTTAACTGCTAGTAATTTAATAAGTGCTGTTAATGGAATAAACATAACTGGTAATAGTCAAGGGATTAATCTGTCAGGTACAAGTAACTTCGTTAAAACTGACAACCTAAAAAATGACACTTTATTGGCAATCTCAACTACTGCAAATAATGCTAATATTACATTAAACCCACATGGAACAGGACAAATTGCAGAAAAGGGGCTAAAGACAAAGACTGGAACATATGTCGAAACAAGACATCCTGATACTGGAACACCTGCTGCAAATAACGCAACTTATGCACAAACACACGGTATAACTAAGGTTCAAGGAAGCCAAAGTCAATTCGGTGTAATTGCTAATGGCTCTGCTATAACGGTTACAGGAATATTGCCAAATGGTTCAGTTACAGGTGGTAGTAGTGGGTATAGAGCAGTAAGGGGAACTATTCACATAGACGCAGGGCTAACAAGTAGTAACATAGTGATGACTCAAGACTTTATTGCAAACGCAAATGATGGTAGTGGAGGATTTACATTTACATCATACGGTATGGTGTTTGATGGTCAAACAGACCCTCCATTCAAGATAGCATGGGATGATATTGGTACAAATGATTTGGCTTTGAAGGTAATTAATAACATGGGAACTTCTACAACTAACACACTAAGAATATGGTGGGATTTGACTTTGTTCCCCCAAGTCTGATAAACTAATATGATATGCGAGGTATAGGACATAGTGGATAGTGAAATTATGGTGATTGTAAATGTCAACAGATGCTAATTTTGTAATAAAGAAAGGACTTAACGTTCAAGATGGAGATATCTCCATAAAAGGAAGTAACAAAGAACTCAGATTTTATGAGGGTTCTAACTATGTAGGGTTTGAAGCCCCTGCTCTTTCTGCTGATAAGATATGGGTTTTACCTGCTGCCGATGGTTCAACTGGTCAAGCGTTGAAGACTGATGGTAGTGGTAATCTTGGTTGGGTTTCAATTAGCAGTGTTTCTGCTCTTGATGATTTATCAGATGCAATTACACTTTCTAGCAGAAACTTAGGTCTTGGTACTAACGCAGGTGTGGCTTGGGTAAGTGGTGCTAATCAGAATGTAGCAGTAGGTGAAGATTCGGGTAAAGCAATAACTACCGGAGATGGAAACATATCAGTAGGTGCTTTTTCGCTACAAACGGCTACAACATCCGGTTATAATACAGCAATAGGCGACCAAGCGGCATCTTCTGCAACAGGTTGGAGAAATGTTATGGTTGGTGCTTCATCGGGTCAGAACATAACAACTTCTGATTCAGTATTTGTTGGTTATCAAGCGGGGCAAGCCGTTACAAGTGGTCTTTACAATGTCGCATTAGGCTCAGGTGCATTAAATGATGTAACAACAGGTAATAGAAACATCGGTATTGGTTATGGTGCAGGTGATGGTTATGATGCAGAATCAGATAACATAGCAATTGGTTATGATGCTTTAGGTGGTGCTATTAACGGTGGAGAATACAATGTCGCTATTGGAAACTATGCGGGAGATGCAGTCACAACAGGTGATGGTCATGTCTTGATTGGGCATCAAGCGGGAACAACTATGTCTACTGCACAGAAATGTGTGTATATTGGTTATCAAGCAGGTAAAGACACTACTTCTGCACAAGAGAATGTAGGCATAGGCGACCAAGCCTTAGAGAACAACACAGATGGTGGGGCCAATACAGCAGTAGGACATTACGCTATGAAAGACACAGACAGTGGTTATAACAATACAGCCGTAGGTTCTTTTGCTTTGTACTCAAATACCGGAGGACAAAACAATACAGGCGTAGGTGTTGACTCATTGAGAGTCGTGGACGGAGGACACAAGAACATCGGTATTGGAAGTACGGCGGGGAATAACATCACTTCCGGTTCATACAATGTAGTTATTGGTGCGGCTGATGTTCCAAGTGCAACAGGTAATAGTCAATTATCTATCTCAGATGGCGATGGTGGAGTTACTTGGATAACAGGAACTTCTGATGGTTCAGTGCAGATAGGAACAGGAACACAACCAATTACCGCAGGTCAATTGACTGTTGTTCAAGAGGATAATGAAGCAGCACATACTCTTCTTTTGATGGATAACGAGGATGATGCCACAAGAGGGCCAATACTAACCATGTATAGAAATACTGCATCTCCGGCGGCAGATGATAGATTAGGTTCTATCAGATTTAATGGTGAAGATGCTGGCGGTTATGCAAGGGACTATGCTAAAATAGAAGGAAAATCTGTTGCAGTTGGAGCAGGTTCACATACAGGAGCATTAATCTTCTCGACAACTATCGGTGCTAGTATAACTGATATTATTACAATGGATGGTACAACAGGTGGTGCTTATGGTGGTATTGTATATACTGAAACAGGAATAAAGACGCTGAGTAATTCTGTTTCTGCAACAAGCACTGCAAACGATGGTTACATTACTTTACTTGCAGTACCTCATGCTACATTCAAGGCGGTTAAAGCATCAATTCATATTACAGATTCTTCATCTAATGAAGTACAGACAATGGATTTAATCTGTCATTATGATGGCTCTGCTGCTAATTATACTACTTACGGTATAATTTACGATGGGGATGCACCAATAGGAGATGTAGAAGTTGACATTAATAGTAGTAATATTAGAATAAGATTTCAAAATACACAAGGTTCAACAGTGAATCTTGCAGGGAGCATACACGCAGTATGTCATCCATGAGGTGATTAAATATGGGTAGACAAGCATTTAGAAGAAGAAAAGCAGACGGAACAATAGACGATGGAACAGGTGGTGGTGGTACTTCCGCAACATTCAGTCCAATAGTATTCAAGAACAGTGGAAATAGCACTGCAACAAATAGCACTTTCATGCCCCCTCAACCCACTGCTGGAAGCAATTCATTCCAAGCAAACTATGTTTTCTATCATGCTCGGAAGATTCACATGATTCCATTTTACAGTGGGTCAGGTGGAACCCTCAATAGAATTGTTCTAAGAGCAACAAGTGATTTACCAACTCAGGGAACTGATGAATGGAGCATCTGTCTATACGAAGCAGATGCAAATGGATGGCCTAAGACAAAGTTATCTTCGACATACCAATGGGTTCCAACGAGTGCATGGGGCAACACAATGGCGAGCATCTATGCAACTGATGGAAGCAGTCAAATAACCCTCACCGAAAACACATGGTATTGGCTTGGTTATCTCAATGCTTCAACATCGAGTGGTGGTGGGGTACAAATGGGTGCAGTATCGAGAACCGATATTATGCCTTTGCAATTTGCTGGAACTATCAACTTCAACAATATTCTTTACTGGAATGCGGGAAGTCAAACTTCCTTCCCATCAGACTTCACCGTGTCGAGTTCGACAAACAGGTGGGTATCTTCTCAGGTTAATTACCTACCGAGAATCGCATTCGATTATTCGATAATTAGTGGAAGTTCAAACTGGAAGGCGTGATGGATATGGTTGAATGGTTTATGGAAGAAGTAATTGATGCAGAAGGAAACAGAACTCAGGCAAGAGTTCTATCAGAAGATGAAGCAATAGAAATGCTCAGACAAATCAGAACACCGTTGTTAAAAGAAACAGACTTTTGGATGTCGGTTGATAGATACAATGCTCTCAGTGCAGAAGCACAAACAGAACTTACAACCTATCGACAAGCATTAAGAGATGTTCCACAGAGTCCTGACCCATTCAATCCTAATTTTCCTAATCCTCCATCTTGGTTATAATGGATTAGTAGGTCAATCACCAATCATCTAAGTCTTCAAACATTTCAGTTAAGCACCTGACGAACATTGCACAAGTAGAAAATAGTCTTTCCGTTACGTTTACCCCCCCTTATTTGTTTATATTTTATTTTGTAAAATGAACTCATAGACGAATTTTACTCCACGCCCAAAGCCCTCTAATTAGAGAGACTAACAATCAAATCCCTCCAATTGTGCTTCCCAATAGTCCCAATCCCAATCAGGATTTTTTCTTTTGAGATTATCTAATTTGCTATTACCCCTACTATTTTTAACACCCAATACCAAGACCTCGTAAGTTCTACGCTAATACCGTCATCTTCCATCCCGAATCAACTGGTGCAAAAAAAACACCGAGGGTTAATTTACTTTTTGCACTGCTAAGTCAGTTGTTGCTACTAATCACGTAATAGGGAGTATGCGAATTTTGAGGGGCCGAAATTTTTGCATAAAAAAAAGTTGGCCCTATGGCCGAATTTAATTATCCGACCATAAGGCTTTACATTCCCTACATTGCCATATCTTGATTTGCTCAAGACTACCAACATAAGTTCCTTTGATGCGTTTTGCAATAGTTGGTTGATTGCAGAATCTACAAGTTTCTTTGAGAGCCATCTCTCTGCCTCTCTTCTTCAATCAACTTCTCCATATACTCTTCAATACTTTCCTCAGAATATTTACTGTTTCCAAATGCAGCAAAGAAAAGAAGAGAAATCACCAACACAAATACAAACCATGCTAACCATTCAAACGGGGTCATTACCACTCTACCTCCAATGTCTTTACAATTTCTTCGTCGAGGGAGAATCCTTTAACCATTTTGTTAGAAACCCCATATTTCCACAAGTCATAGACCAATTCGCAGTCTTTTAGGCAGTATTCTGCTACCTCTGAATATCCACCTGCTTTCCAAACTATTGGTGCATCAGCACTATCCATTATCTTATCACTACCCAATGTATGTTGAACTAAGTTAGAAAGAGAATATCTCTCACCATGCTCCTTAGAGAGTATTGCACTAGTATCAATGTATGACTCATTATCCAAATACTTCTTGATACAATAGATGTCCATAGCATTTTTCAATACAGGTAAGTCGAAGTTGCGGATATTATGTCCTAGCAACACACCACCCTTTTGGAAGTGTTCATCTAAATCAAACTTCAAATCAGATAGCGGTTTAATCTGAACATTACTTTTGACTAAATCATCTACTGCTTTGTCTATGTATATTGTTCCTTTGTCACCATCCCATGTGCAAACAGTTGACACAAGAAACATATGGGTGTTATCCCAACCTCCGATTTCATAGGAGAAGTTCTTCGTTTCTAAGTCAATGGCTAGAACAGACATTACTCATCATCCTTGTTTGATGCAGTCCATATAGATGCTATTTTATCTGCTTCTGATTGTTTTGGATTGGGTGAATCCTTTCGATTTTCTTTTGTTAGGAAACCTACTAGTTGTGTTTCTCCAACGTTCAACATTGCTGCTAACTTCCAACCGTCTGCTCCAAATGCGTTCAGTTGTTCAATTATCACTTTTGGGCCTTCTCTTACATCAAATACTAGGTACTGATTTTCTACCGTTACTTTACTCATTAGTTTTCACTCCTTTTTAGTTTAACATATCCGTATCTTCCGACCCTCTTCTCCTCAAAATGTTCTGATACTTCCTTGTAATTTCTATACACTTGTGCTTGTCCTCTCCTTGTTGAAGTCATGATATGCTGAAATAGTGTGGTTTTATTTATCCATCTCTCCCCGTCAATTGTTCTTGCTTCGGGTGTTTGTGATAACTTAACAAACGCTTTCTTAAACTCTCCTAGCATGGCTCTCTCTTGAAGTGACTTCCGTTCAGCCTTTAGTGCTAAGTCAAGCCACGACACAAGCGACTTATAGCATTGTCGAGTAAGATATGCGCCCTGCCTAACGTGTTTTTCAGTCACGATAAACCTCTTGTTTTTGTTTTTGATAACTGTCCCTGATTCAGCAATACAAGAAATAACTGCCATTTTAACCATCATTCCCTGCATACGTGTAATGAAGTTATTTGCAACTTCCATTACTGCGGGTCTGCTATTCTGCACAAACTGTTGAAATTTGTATGTTTCATTCTTTATTGCTTGATTGAATCCTTTTGCAAATGTTACAGTTTTTAATGGGTCTTCTCCATTTTCTATGTAGTGTTCTCTCAACGTTTCATAGATTTTAATGAAAGCATCAGAATACTGTTGAATTGGTTTGGCATCATCAATAATAACACCATAATCATCAGCAATAGTTTCTCTAATCATATTCTGTTCTTCGATTGGAACTTCTCTGATGTAGATAATAGAACGTTGCATAGCCCCTGTTTCTGAAATAGCAGTAGTTAGGGTCTTTGGTATGTATGTTGTAGCCCATGAGGATAGTCTTGCATTGCAGGTAAACTCTCCACCTTCCAACTTCTTCTTTCTAATTCTCCAATTCTGACCCCAAAGGGTATTCATTAGAGTGTTTAGATAGTAAATGATGTTGTTTCTATGTTGTGTCTTGCTAAAAACACCCGAATCATGAAACTCATCGAAGATTAAAAGTCCCTCACCTTCAAGTTGACCATAATTCTGGACTGGAACTTGTATTGTTCTTGTTTGTCCTGTATCATCATCAACAATAGTCTCATCTTCTTCTCCCATACTTCCGACCATACCTGCATCTGTTGATTCTCCAACCTCGATTACCTGATAACCCGCTCCTTGCCGGTTATGTTCACCAATAGTCTTGAATCCCTTCTCAAAATCATTGATATCTGTTCCATATTTACGATTTATTTCGTCAAATACCAATTTTGATACAGGCCCAAAGAAATTATACATCTCAGTTTTACCTGTTCCTGATGTTTGCATCCAAATAACTTGAACTCTTGTGTCAATTCTTCTTTTTCCGGCAGGGATACATACCATATCCTTACAAATCTGCCCTAAAAGCAAATAAAATGACAACATAGCGGGAACTTCGTTATTTATCGAAACTTCTACTGCATCTTTTACATATTTTTCCACAACAGATGGTATTCTACTTGCTTTTGAGTATTCTCTTCCTTCTTGTAGCGACTCAAAGTACAATCTGTCTATTTCTGCTTCATATTCATCGTCTTGACCTAATTTTAATTCATTTTCATTATCACTCATGTTCATATCTCCATTTTTTCTTCTGAATTTAGTGTGTCGTGTATTCTTTTTGCTAATACACTGCCAATTCCATCTAACGCACACAATTCATTAGATGAGGCTTCTCCAATTTCCATTATTGAGCCGAATGTGTCAATGAGAGCCTTTGCTTTCTTCTCACTGACACCTTTTATTGTTGTTAGCACATCAATTCTTAAATCAGTAGTGCTAATCTTACGTTTCTTTACTATTCGGGGAGTATAAACTTCCCTATCGTGGGGTTGCATCTTACAGACAACACAAATTAGTTGTGCTGCTATTTTTTCGTTCTTAACCCATAATAATGTGCAATCTGTATCTAAAATTATCTTTCCCATTGCACCATAGAACTTTTTCTTTAGTATTACGCTCTGTGTTGCTTTAGGCATAGTAGATTTAGAGTGCGATAGTTGCGTTTGTAGTGCATCTTCTACTGTTCCGTATAGAATAACTATGTTATTGTCAAACGCTCTATCCATGTTGTCCATTTGATTCCAAAGTCTGTTATTGACAATAGACTGCAAGAAATCAAAAGATGACTTTGCTTCAAAACAAACATCGTTGAAAATATAATCACCAATATCCAACCATTCCTTTTCAGTTGGTATATTCAGTTCAGATGCTTTTTCTAACACTTGTTTTGTTAACTCAGAGTTTTCTCTACTGTCTATCTTTAGTTTCAATCTACATACCTCCAACACTTTCCTACACAATACCCCTGTGCAATTAGTTTATTGCAACTCGGAGTATGATATCCTTTAGAAACTATGCCACTAACATACATCTTGGTAACGTCATAATTCCAATCCAACCAGACTTCATCAAGTGAAGCAATCTTCTGTAACTCAACCATAATAGTACCAATTACTTTTTCTTGTTGTTCAAGCGAAATGTTTCTTTCTCTTCCGGTAAGTAAATCTCTCCACCAATGTATGAGATACACTCTTGCATTATGACTTGGGTTTTCAACCATAACTGAATTATGCAAGCAAGGTAGTATCGGTAAACTACCAACAGACTTAGGCATCTCAACCTCTATGTCAGAAGCCTCTATTGGTACTACTGATGGAAACTTAATTCTCTTTGAGCCGTATCTAATGTCTAGTGGTACAATGTTCTTTGCTGATTGTAGTATCAAATCTAAATCTTCTAACTTGTAGTTGATTGGAATACAGAAGTAAGATTTGTCTTCATCATAGGTAGTGCTGAGATTCATCGAATTGGGTATTCTTCTCAAGCGATTTATCTGAATACCACTACTATCCAAAGTAGGATGGTCTTTAGCCAACTCGGTATAATACTGCTGAATGCACCGGATATCATTTACTTGCTCTCCTAGTGCAATTATGTGGAAGCCTTTACCACTAAAGTAACTTCTGAACATGATGTCTTGTGATTCTAACTTTTTAGCAACTTCAACGAAGTCTTTGTGTGCTAGTTCAAGTGGTTTACCATGTGCATCAAAATCCAAAAACATCCTGTCTAATATAACAGAGGAATCAATCTGAGTATTATCGTTGATATCTGCGAAATCATAGACTGTTGTATAGCAGTTCATCTTCCCGTTGAATTGGTTGAACCAATCGAGAAACTCACTTTTTGTTTTTACTACCCTTCTTCTCATTTGTGGTGCGTGTCTTAGATGACTTCCCGCCCACACTACTCTCGGAAACTTCATTTGTATTATCCTCCTTTTTATTAAAATTAATTTTAGCAGTTGTCAATTCTAACTTAACTGCATTTGCAACTGATTCTTTTAACTTAGTTGATGCAATAGAATAGAATTCCTGTCCTATATCTTCCCATACTAAATCCAACTTTTCCTTAGCGGATAGTTCTGCGTAAATAGCATTTGCGAATCCTTCTACAACACTGGTCATATTCTGCAATTCGGCAAAAGTCCAGTCTTTGTCTTTCAACATTGTTTTTACCCTTTCATCAATTGTTATTGTTTCATCACTCATTTCTTTTTCTTCCTTCATTATAGCCACCCCGATGACTGCGCTTCGTCACAAATTGAGTAGTATGAACAGTTGGGACAACTGCGAGGTTTGTAATCTGTTGGGAATACTCCTCTTTCATATGCGTGAACAATATTTGCTAATCTCTTCAACAGAGCAGTAGTGCTTGCCTTCTTTACTTCTTCAAGGTGCATAACGTTATTCTTAGGAAAGAACCAAGCCCAATGCGTTATTTGTTTATCTCTTGTTAGACCCAATGCTTCTATATCTTCATCTGTCGCATTATCAAACAATAACTTGTAGAAAGCCATTTCCAATCTCATATTAGATGCTTTACTACTATGATTGTACTTTCCTGTTTTTAGTTCCATAGGTATGTATCCTTCTTCGACTTCAAACATTCTATCTATAATTCCTTGCAGATGAACGATGTAATCTCCTTCTAATCTAATCGAAGGAAAGTCCTCACGCCTTATCTCAAACTTGGCATTCAAAGTTGCCTCGTTAATTACAGGTAAGAAAGAATCCAATGTTCCTTCTTCTTTAGCATCTAAGAATCTATTTGCTTCAAATGAAGCAATAGTTTCATACATGTAACTCATCTCATCTAAAGGAAAGAGAGTGTAACAATAATTCAACAACTCGTCGGATGAAAGATTCTCAGCCTTAGCAATGTCAAAATCATTAAAGAAGTCCTCTCTTGCATTGTGAACTAAAGTTCCTTGATACATTGCTTCTGTTGTATCTTGTGGCTTCTGTTCAATGTAATTAAACTCATATTTCTTAGGACACCATTTGAACCCCATAAACGAGGATTTGGTTATCTTAAGTATAGGTAAACTATCATCACCATATGTTTTAGGATTCCATTGGTATGTGTATTCATTTGTATTACTGCTTGGTCTGCTCATTTCTTATTCTCTCCATATATTTTTTTCTTCTTTCTATTGCGTTTAGTTTTTCTAATTCTGAACTATTGTTTCTTCGATTCATCTTTCTTTGTTTTATAACCTTATCAACTTCCTCTAAGTTACTTACGATACAATCATTGCACTTGCAACCTTCGGGACATTCAGTTGATTCAGTTAATTCAGGTGCATCAACCAACCCCATCTTAGGCATTCCCTTTTCTACATACACTTGATATCCTATTACATATTTAGGTTTATCAAACATTATAGTTTGGGCTATGAAGTCTTCCTTTAATTCTACTACTTCTCTTGTAGAAGTTACTTTTGGTGGTCTAAACCTTTGATAGAGTTTGATTAACTTATCAACTCTTTTTTGGTTAGACCATGATAGGGATTTGTATATTCTCTTCAAAACCATTCATCCAACTCCGTTTGATTGTTATCTTTCATTATCTTAGATACATCCCACCCCATTGCTTCATAGATAGGTTCGGCTTTACTTACAATAGAAGAAGCATAATGCCTGTAATCAGGTGTGTATCCTTCCAACTCAGCATAGGTGCTTTTTGAGATGTACCTTGGACTGACATATGTTTTATTCATAGGATGGTAATACGTATCTGTAATATTGACTATTTTCAGATACAAGTACGAGTCATCTATCTCGTTGTCAGGATTTGTGTAATTGTGATAGATTACTCCTTCTATACCTGAACCTATAATTGCTCTCTTGCCTTCTAATGTTACATATGTAGGATTATTGCAACAAACTTTAGTTGGGTCATTTACTAAATCCATCAGCGATATCTTAGGGTTCTTTCTCTTAGAATAGAATCCTTCCTTTGTACAATTACTACATTTGACGTTGAACCTTTCTTCACGATATCTACTTCGTTGTGCAAGTTTGGATATTTCAATATCTCCACTCAAAACTCTTCGATACTCAGACTGTAAGAAAGAAGTTATCTCTTCTTCTGTCTGTTCTTTAACCCATCTGTCTAAGACTTCTAATTGAATCTCCTTAGCAAGAGGAGTGATTGCTACTCTCTTTGCCGTGAATCCTGTCATTGTGAATTGTAACTCATCGAGAAACTCTCCGTCTTTCCATGATATCAGACCTGCATTTCTATTCTTTTTACATCCCACACCCAACGTCTTGAAGAACTTCTCAAACTCTAAGGTTACAGGGTGTTCCTCTAATCCCAACAAGTTTGGAAACTTCTCCCTGACATGAGCATTGAGAATCTGTAAAACATCTTCTGCCTTACTAATATCATCATCTCCCATCTCTACATAGATGGAATCTGTGTGTCCATAAACTACTTTCATTATAATTCCCTCACTTTGAATGCCGCTTCTCTGATAGCCTCTCTTGCACTTGCAGTGATACTTGCGGCTAAATCAACGTTAGCCCAACCAAACCCCTGATATGCAATAATACCATAGAAAGAGGCCATCAATCTCTTTACTGCTAACTGGTTGTTATTCCACTTGTTAAACTCTGATTTGTCTTTAGCACTCTTCATGTTTTTCTTATACTCATTACGAAGTTTTTTCAGTTCCAATACCGCTTTTGGTAAAAGACCTAACCTATCCGTTTTGAAATACATCATCCTCTTTTCTTTGACCTCGGAGAAATCTCTTGGTATTGCCAAATTGACTGCGAACTCTGTTGGTTCAAGTGAAATTGTTTCCCAAGATATATTTCGTGATACAATCATACTTGGATATAGACCTGCAAAATCAAATGCGGCAACATTGTTGTGAATGCCATTTGTGCCTTGTGTGAGGGGATTGTATATCATAGCCCCGTCATAGTCCTTGCGTTCCCCTTTGCGTCCCGTAGGAGCCTTCCAAGAGGCATTACGCATGAAATATATTCCACCCATGTTACTTGCATAGAAGCAAGCGTCAAATGGAGCAATCAGGAGTTTCTGCAAAGCCAAAACCGCATCAATACAATGATTATTCTCATCAATCTTTACTAACAACTCAACGTCCTTCTCAGCATATTCTAAGTAAGTATCTGCATCTTCTGTCCATGCCTTCTTGAAGAAGTCATTCTTATCAGGAAACTTTTCACTTACTAACTTCTTTTCACCCAAAATGGTTTCTGAAACATAGTCCAATGAAAGAGAAGGCAATGTTCCCTTCTGTGCATCATTCCATTGACGCTCAAAGACCAAATCTAATGCCACTGTGATAACACCCTTAATTGGTTGATTGATAGGTGAGAACCTTTCTACTCTTGATTTCCAAATACTAGGTGAATTATTCTTCCAACCTATACCTGTAATCTCCCCAAACGGAGACATTACTCTTGGGTCTAATTCATGGTGAACCATGCGTATCAATAACTTAGGTAAGTCGAACTTCCACCCGAACCAAGAGATAAGCATATCAGGCTCTTTATCTACAAACATAGCCATGAATCTTGAGAGCATATGCCTTTCGTTTCTACAAACTATTAGTTCGCTTGAGTCAACAAACCTTTCTTCATTGATATCAACATTAGATGGATACCATACAAACGTGTAGTATTTTTCATCAAAGTTATCGTAAACTACGATACAGGTGATTGCTTCATTGTACTCTCCACTTTGCATCCACTCCATATCCCAATACCATTTTCTTGGTTTCTGTTCAGGAATATCATCTAGTTCATCAACTGCATATCTGTAATAATGGGCAACATCTGCTTCATATGTATCAATGCCCATCTTATCTAATGCAGTCCTAATGTCCTTAGCATATCTAGGATGATTAGGAGTCCATGTGACTTTATCCAAAGGTTCACCGTAGAGATTATTCTCTTCCGTTCTTTCAGAACTAACTTCTAACCTAAAACTACCATGATTGTCTTTACAGGGTATAGATATATCTCTATCAACAGTCCCTCTATCAACATAGAAGTATGGTCTAAACTCTGAATGAGACACAATCTTAGATTGAATCTCACCATCAGTGTTTCTCCACCTTACTCCTATTCCTTCTTCTAAATTACATATTATCATTATTATCACCTATTGATGTACGGTGCTTTCAAAAGCATTCTTGTCGGTGTTACAAACAAGATTGGTGCGTCATCTTTAATGTAAAGACGAACTGTTCCTTTGAGGAACTTGGAAACTTGACCATTGAACTCAACAGTAGCATCTTCGCCTTCTGACATTGTAGTTTCAATAACTACATCAAACTTATCGGTTATGCTTTTCCTACTTGACATGATTAGACTTTCTTCTTGTTCATCATAATCAAACTTGTATCGTGCAAGCCCAACAACATCACAACTCTTACTTGCTGAAAGTATCTCGTCTTCCGATATAACTACCTCAGTCTTGTATTCTGTTTTGCCGAAGGTAGGCATACCTTCACCCATACTACGCAATGTCTTGTGAAAGACTTCTCCTCTACTAATCATATTGGGTGTAGGGTGTTCTTCTACTAACGGAACTCTTGCAGTTGAACTATCGTTCTTTATCGTCAGATAGTCTCCGAACTCCAAAGTAACTAGTCCTGTAAACCCCTTGAGATACTTTACAGTTTTCTCAATATCAATTATAGTTCTACCACTTGTAGTGAGTTGGCCCTCATCTAATCTTAGACGGATAACTGCCATGTTTATGTTATCTGCATTGTATGCTACAAGATAATCTCCCTCTGTCTTCAATAGTGCATAGTTACTAACCTGTCCATTCTTGGAAGTATCACCACTATTGTATTTACCTTTAACCGCAATCTCTTCAATTAATTCTCTAAATATATTTACTTCTATTTCTAATTCCATTTTAATCATCTCTTTTGTGAAGATATCCCTACCCCTTTCAGGGTAGGAGATACCTTCTTTGTGTTCATCCCCAAATGAACTTCTGTTCTTTTCTCATGCTCAATATCCTTTCTGAACATGAAGGGCAGAAAAACTGATTCTTACCCAAAGTCTTCAAGAAACGCCAACCTTGTGCTTTTGCTACTTGTTTAATTTCAGTAGCATTACGCGCATCAATTACTTTCAGGTCTATACATTTCTTGCATTTTATTCGTTCCCCCTTTACTGCAACTGAAGGATGACCAACACACTCCAAATGTAGCATTGTTGTGTATTGTCTAATCCTCTCAACGTTCATCCAATCTTCGCTTTCACTCATTACATTTCACCTGCCTTTATCTCCTCAACACCCGTCCAATCAATTTGACCATCTTTGATGGATAGAACCAACCTTCGTGAACCAATCAATTGTGGCTTTCTCGCACTTGCCTCAAAGAGAGCATGGTACTCAGCACCATTCTTTCTGATATCTCGGTTCATTCGTATTGTGGAAGTAAAGATGTCTTCTGTTGAAGAATGCCAATTAGCCTCTACACCAACAGGATTTGGATTACCCGAATACTTATCTTTAGAATGAGCAATCACTATTCGATGGCAAGGCATCTCTAATATCTGCTTATGCAAGAAGTTCTTGTAAGGAGTGTTTCTATCTCCCCAAACGTAAGGAGGTTGCTTGATAACTGCATCAGCATCCATCTTGTGCTTTTCACGCATCTTTGTTTCGCAGACATCTGTAAGTAGTTTATCTGCTCCATCTAAGATAACCGCTTTTAGTTTACCTTCATTCAAACATTCCATAGCCATTTCATAGAAGGTTCTTGCATTTTCCATAGTAGCATCAAAGTCAACTAAACTGTCTTCCTTACGCTCTATTGGATTATCAACAACAATATTATCTATGTTCTTGTAATGATTTCTTTTCACATCAATAGCACGATTATCGAAATCAAAAACATATACTTTCATGCCGTTTGCAATATCCTCTTCTGTTAAGATATCTAATGCAATAGCAGTCTTAGCAGTTTTAGGTTCTCCCCATATGCCAAGACACATGAAAGATATAGCAACTTGTGCTTTATGTCTTATCTTCTCTAATCGTTCTTTCTTTCTTTCTTCAAACGTTTTGGTTGTTCTAGTATTTGCGTTCCAACTCATTGTAATCCCTATTCCTATACACTACTAACGGATTTCCTATTGCTTCTAATATCTCATTCAATCCATTATAGTCAACTTTTATTCTTATTTCCTTTCCTGAAAGAGTATGTAATTTAAGCCAATATTCATTACTCTTGTTTTGGTTTTGTTTCCACGTAGTAAAATCTACATTGCTTGCTCTGATTGCATAACTCTGACCATGTATAACACTGTCATCATCAGCATAAGAGGTTATTTTATATTCATCATAATATCCTTTATTCATGTTTATTTCTCCTTTTTATAGTAAGGGGCGTTGCACCCCTAAGACCAACAATATGTGTATGGCTACACCTTTAGGTAATCAGACTGGCATCCAGTCATCATCGAAGTCATCGTCATTCTCATCAATGTGAGTGATTTCTTCGGGGCTTCCGCCTCTTGCCTTTGTTACAAGAATACCTGTAACGTTGATGGAGATGGGTCTTAGGTTTCCATCTTCATCTGTTCCTTGTGATGTTCTTCCTACAACAACCACGTTAGAACCCGTACCGAAATCTATGTCTATATGTGGTGGTGTCCAACAGGTAATAGAATCATCCCATGAAAAGTCAGCAACATTTTCCAAGTTGTAATCTGACATATGGAACAATCTGTTTCCGTTCTTTGTTGGGTTCATGTTAACAGTTGTTACTTGTCCATCACTGAAGATGTATCTATCGTTGTAGTTAGTCTTGGTTTGTAACTCATTGTGAGCCAACTCTAAATCAACCACTGCGAAGAAATTGTCTCCACTATACTCCATGAGTGATTCCCTCATGTCTACTGTTGACATATCCTTCTTACGGGCATCTTCATCAGAAAGTTCACTGTTATATGCAAGAGTTCCAAGAGTGTGTGCCTTGCCCCCATGTATCTTAGTATTATCACTTGAGTTTATGATACACTCAAAGTGAACCCACTCAAACGTCTTAGGGTTGAAATCCTTAGACGACGGGCCTTTGTAGTTGAAGTAATACTTCCCCATGTTACCTTCAACTTCTCCGATAAACACTGCTGACCTTCTCCACTCGGAAGCGGGTAGTGGCTTACCATAGCGAGCCTTATTCCATTCAGCATCGTTAGTATCAAGAGGAACTACAAAGGTTCCATCTTCCATATCAACACTATTAGCAGGTAGACTCACCATCATCTTCATCAGTTCTTCTCCTTCTCTTACCATTCTTGCTTGATATTTACCATCATCAGTTAGAGTAAACACTGCAACTTGTCCTAAGTTGTAGGTTGTATCCCTATCTCTACGATAGTCTGCTACTATTCTTTCATTCTGCATAGCAAGCATATCTCTTGCATCATCAACACTTACAAAATAACCGAATGCCGTCTTATACCATCCACCGGATGAACCCGATGTGTTGGCAGTGGTAGTGTTCTTCTGCGCCCTTAACGCATTGTTGTAGAACTCCTTCCACAAGTTTAGAGCCAACATAGGCTCTACACTCACATTGACGTTGTTCTTGGAACATATCTCCTCAAACCTCGCCAACGCTTCTGCTTCGGTATAACCGATAGCATCAGCAGTTTTTGCTATTGCTTGTCTTACTTCATTTTCATTCATTTTCTTTTTCCTCCATTTGTCGCTTTCGCTTTTTTTCATATTTTATTTCCACTAATCCTTCTGTCAGCATGACTAAGCCACACATTATCCAAAAGAAATTGGAATCTACGCTGATATAATTTAGCGTGTTTAGTATAGGTAGCACTATCAGCAAAGCACCACCTAACGCTATTATCTCATATCGAAGCAGTAGATGTTCTACATCTTGTAGGTCTACTACTCCGTCTTCATTAAAGTCTAATCTTGACATTACCATTTTCTCCTTCTTCTTCCTGTAAGGTCTATTCTTAATATAAATCTCAATACAATATACCCAAGTAAAACTATCTCAACCATTATACCATCTGTCCTATCATCCAAGATGCCAACACTTTAGGAGTCATATTACTACTTCTCCATTCGGCTTCCCCAACTACACGGAGTAACTTGAACTTAGACTGTCGCCCTACATCCGTCTTCAAAATAATATCGTGTAGATTTACACAGATGGTTTTCATATCAGTAGACGTGTGTATCAATTTATGCACCTTCTCCAAAGCATTAGTATGGTTATTCTCAATTATCATGTTTATTATTTCAGAGTATGGCTCAAGGCTCTTGTCTATCTGACTTTGTAGGCTTCTATTTGAAGAGGATGAAGCCTGTAATTCGTTAATCCCTCGTCTTAAATCACCCTGCAAATAGGTAATGAAGGTTTCTAAGTCTTCATCTGAGTACCTATTAATGTTTTCAGAATCCAAGATATTTCTCAAAATACTGAACATATTATCAGAAGAAATCCTCTTGAATCCATAGTTAGCACACCTTGAAAGCAAGGGTGAGATAATCTTGTGTCTATCATTGCAAGTGATGATGAATCTACAATTGTCAGAGTATCTCTCCATCACTCTCTTGAGAGCATTCTGAGCATCCTTCGTCATACCATCCATCTCATCAAGAAGTATAATCTTGAATGGTGCTTCACCCAATCTCTTAGTTGTTGCAATATCCTTAATCTTCGTTCTTACAGTTTCTAATTTTCTGTCATCAGAAGCATTGATTTCAAAGAAATTACCTTCCCTGTCCTCTCCTAATATATCATTCACTAGTGAGATGGATGCTGCGGTTTTACCTGTTCCCGCAACACCATACAAAATCACATTAGGCATATTTCTGTTTAGCACCCAATGTTCAGCATCGTGAACAAAGTTACTCTGTCCTACTATACCACTCAAAGCGGTTGGTCTATATTTTTCAGTCCATAACATTTTCATCATTCTCCATTATCATTAATTCATCTAACCAATTATCATCATTGTCTTCATCAACATCTACTACATCTTTCTGCATTCTTTTTAAGAAAAAAGAGTCCTCTGGTTTTCTTCCAGTGTAATTCTCATAACACCTTGGACAAGTAAAGGTTCTGTTGAAATACCTCACTATACCTTTTTTACTAATTTCTACCTTTACATTGATTGGAATCCCACAATCAAAACAAGATACTTTACTAATCTTATTATCTAATTTAATATACACTTTTTTAGCATACTTATCCTTAATGTCTGCTTTCCAACGACCCTTTACTATAATTGATGGCGCATTTGTAGTTCTGTAATCTTCAATTGCTAATCTAAGTATTCGTCTAAAGAAGGTAGTGTCTCCATATCTATTCTTTCTAGATACTCCAACTTTCTCACTTTTTGAAGCCTTCACGTCTTTTAACAAATGTGGTGGTAACGGAACTATGTAATCCATCACATCATCCATAATAAAAGGAACACCATACGGATATTTGTTCAAGAAGGTAAGTAGTGCCTCTTTACATTTATCATGGTTATAGCGAGTAGTTGCTCCATATGTCCCCATTAGAGCCACGCTCCTAATCCCTGTTGTGGAACAATTCTATCTGTTTTCTTTCTCCTTTTCTTTTCGCCTAAGTTTAGAAGTCTACACTCTGCGTTATTGTATTTGGTTTTAGCAAACTGCTTAAAACTTTCATCTTTCAATAAGTCCATTAACAGATAAGACTCTTTAGGTTTTAATCCAACTCTTCTCGATAGACTTGGCAACTTAGAATAGGAACCGCGCTTAGGCATTTCCATCTTTCTAGCCATTCTACCATCATGTGAATACGCTAACAGTTCATAGAAATAATCATTTGACCATCTTCTCTTAACTGAGAAATCAACGAATGATAATCTGTTAGGATGCAAGTTAGGAGCAAGCCAAGATAGCAAATGAATATCTGATGGCTTAGATAACTTCAGCATCGTTGCAACTTCATCTCTATCATAGTTCTTCAGATACTCTCTAACCATAGGATAGATATCAATATCAAACTCCTTTGGTTCATCTGCTCTTGATGTTTCAACATCATGTTCTATCTTCTTACTCGCTCTTTTCAGTTGGCATAATGAGAACAAGTCTTTTGGTACTGACTTCTGGTTATCAGAAATCAATATCACTTGACCCCTGTACTCTAACAGAGTCTTCTTTATTAAATCAGTATTAGGCTTGTAGTGAACCTCGTCAATTATTATTCCTCTTTCTTTAGGAATGCTAAAGTTGTCTTCTATATCATATTCATTAGCAAACATCACTATTGCATCTTCTGATACAAATGACTTAGCCCTCTTCATTTTATCTAATGAAGCATTGCCTACTACAATCATAGGTTTAGTTTTCTTGTGTTCCATTGCCGTTTTTATTAGACTCATTTATTCTCACTTCCAATATTTCCTTATAATTAGTATTGCAGTCTTTGCAACTTATCATGGCTACATACCATAATAATTCATTTTCTTCTTGTATGCCTATTTCGTATCCGAATGTTTTACTTCCACATTCTCTACAACCATCAAATTGTAATCTAATAATATGATGTGTTGCTATCTCTTCTTCATTCATGTGTTCTGTTTCTGTACCTTCCAAGTCACGTTTCAGTAATTGGTTTCTACAAACAGTGCATAAATGAGAATATGATGCAGTATGGTTCCTATTACAACGAGAGCAAATCATTCAATTAGCCCCTTGAGTCGGAATACTTCATCTAAACCTTTAGCAGTCAAATGCTTTTTAGTTTCAACATTCATTAGAATTAGTAGAAAGGTAAGCCACGTTTCTTTACTATCTTCTTTACCTGCATAGATAATATTGCTTTCATCTAAAGCATCTTGTAAGTAAGACTGTTGAAAATTACGTATTTGCTCTATTCTACCTATTCTAAGGATGGGTCTTGGTCTAACCTTTGACTCAAACTCCTTTAATGTAGAATAGATTCCATTTTGTGTGAAAACTCTCTGCAATTTGCTAAGTAGAAACATATCTCCTCTAAAATCAATAGAGAGTTTGACTTTGTAGCCTAAATCGTGACGACTATCTTTGTTTATCCTGACTATTGGCTTGGCTAACACCGCACATATTCCTGATACTGCGTCTTTATTCAGCCCTTCAACCGATATCAAGTTCCACATAGCACTTCGTAGGCAATTTAGCACATAATAATTTGCCCTAAGACATCATTTGTATGTCTAAAATCGAGTTACAGTCTTTCGGGAACTTGTCATTGCGTATCTTTACGACTCTCGGAAATCGTAGTCCATACTCACCTTCACTATCTTGAGTAATAACATCACAAGTAACCTCAAGAACTATTCTCGGTAAGATATGGAATGTATCTCCTGAATACTTCTCTACTACTTTCTTCAACTCGGTTGTAAGATATGCTAAATCACCATCAGACAGTCCTGTTCCTACTGAGCCAACTGACTTGTAGCCACTAGATGAGGATGAATCCAGTACAGATATACCAAACGTACCAAACACGTTTCTTCTCTTGCCGTCACCATATTGAGCAGATGTAATTACAACATCCAAATCAATTCGTGGTGGTTTATGTTTTACCATAGCAGAAGTTCTTTTTCCCGCCTGATACGTTGCTCCTAAATCTTTAATCATAATTCCCTCAAAGCCATCGTTGATAGCCATATTGTATGCTCTTTCAACATCACCGTCAGTATATGCTCTAACTCTATTCCACGAAGGGAAGTCAGGTAAGTGCATTAGCCTCTCACGGTATGTCTGTTCGATTAATGGTACATCCATATAATGTAGGATATCAAATATTACCATATGAACTGGACAATCTTCAACTGCTTTTTCAATGTCTTTAGAGTGTACTCTTGTTGCTAGTTTCTTATGTTCAGCCGGAACATCGGAACCTACGCGAACAACTGGATATATCTCAGTATCTAATATGAAGTTAGAGGCATTGAATCTCTTCGCTAACTCTACGATATCAGGATATTGATATGTTACAATCTTACCTTTACGATTGAATATAATTACACTATCCCTATCTCTATGAATTTGATATCTATTACCATCATACTTGACATCTATGATGTAGTCATTAGGTAACTTGTAGGGTGATTCGTGCTTCTTCGCTAAAGAACATGGGATGAACTTACCAACGCCTGTCATACAGGGTGGTTCATTTCCGTTTGATAGGTATCTGTATATCTCAACAGGACTATGATATTTCACATACTTTTTGATGTCTGAGTTGGGATATCTCCTTTTCAGAAGTCTTTCCACTGCCTTTTCACCTATGCCGTTTCTTGGGCTTCTCAACCAATATCTCAAAAACCACTTCAATTCAAGAGCAGACATAACATTTGTTCTTTCTTGAAAGACTGAGTAGGCATCACTATTGATAGAGGAACAGTCTGTGATTAACAGACTATGAAGTTCCTTCAATGTTATATTAGAATCAACAGTGAACTCATCAGATAGAAACTGCATCATGCCTTCTGATAAATCCCCCCAAACATCTGCTTGTGTTTTTACTTCATCTTCAAACATACCAAAGGAATTAGCAATCCATGTTATTGCTCTTTTCTGACCAATGTTGTTCACTTCATATTCCAAAGATAATATCTCAAGAAGAATATGGGGGTCTTTGAAGGCGTTCAATGATTCGTCTATAATACGAATCTTGTCTACTGTTCTATTTTGTTGTTCTATTGCTTCACTCATTCTTGCAAATCTAATCAGACTCATTCTCATTCACCTTATTTTTTATTTTTATTAACGCTTTCAACAATGTGTCTAATTCACCCATGTTGATTCTAATACCCTTTTTGGTGGGCTTACCATCACTATACCATCTAACATCTACAACTTCTGTCTTCCAGTAATTACCTTTTTTAATCTGTAATTCAGTTGTAGCGTTTCTTGGTATTCTTGCTATTGTTTCAAATTTATCACTCATTCATACCATCCTTCCTTAAATCTATTCAAATCTTTCAAACTGGTAAAAGTCCTAATTCCTTCTACATCATCTACTCTTGTAGCAATATAGACAACACCCCCAATACTACTTATCTTAATTATCTCATAAGTCCTATTTTCAGGATGCTCAAATACTTCCATCGTTTCTACTTCGGGAACTAACCCGTAAGTTTTTGATAACTCAGAACTAATTGATGATAAGTTGTTTGCTATGTACTTTAGAATTAATCCTTTCTGTATGGGTACTTTGGCATCAACAGTTACTTTGATTTTACCCGTCATATCACAGACAACGCATTTATTCCCTAAACAGATAGGACATTCTATTTCCGCAGGTAGCGGGGCAGGGAATTGAACAGTTACCGCAGGTTTACTCATTCTCTACCATTCCATACACGATATGTTGCACTGTAATCAACAGTAACATCAAACGGATAAGATGGGAATACCAAAGAAACATTTCCGAACCCAAGTGCAAAACCACTATTCCAAGTGTAACTTAGATTGTCTATGGTTTGGTGGTAGTATCCTGAGATATCATAAGAGTAATTATTGAATATAACAGTATTGTTTACTATGTCAAAACTAAGATGGGTCATATTGTACGTAAAGTCCCCACACTCAATAAAACCGTATGTAGTGTTGGTATCCAACCAAACTGTTTCGTATGTTGTGTTATTCATATCCTCATGTAAGTATGTGAAAGAACCTGTTACTGTAACCCAATCGGGTTCAGTGGATACAACTTCCTCCTCAAACACTTCATCAGGGTCAGGTATAGTACAACCCGCTAGTAAAACTGATATCATCAGTAAAGCCATTGCTTTCTTCATTGAAATCACTCCCAATTGTTGTGTTCTTCGTGTGGGTCATGTGCTTCTTGTGTTTGATGAATAAAGGATGGGTCTACTGTTTCTGTTTCAGGTTCGGCATACAATGCTGCCTCTAACAGATGTGTAATAACTTCCTTTACAGTCTTTCCTTCATCCAATGATATTTGGACTATTTCTTCAAACATTTCATTTCTTTCCAGTTCAATCTTAAACATCTTCATATTTCTTCATCTCCGTAAAACTCGTCTATTGATGGCTCAGACTCGCTACCAAAGGCAATCTCCCCCTGCACATGAAGGTTATCATTCTTTTTCTCCTTCGCCAAATCCTTCTCATGTTGTATTTCCATCATAATAACGAATGCTCTTTCTAGTTTTTTGTTGCTAAAATCAATGGGTTCGCCATTGTTACGCATACAATTGTCAAGTAATCCACGCATATAGAATACTAATCCGGCTAATTCCTTATTTTCATTGACTAAGGTTTTAACTCCCTTAGCAAGACTTGTTGCATTTTCTACTATTGTCTGTCCTTCGGTTTTCATACTATCTTCTTCCTATCAAGCGTGTAGTCTGCTATATCTAACAGTGCTATACCTTCCTTATCTGCAATGTATTGTCCAGTATCTCTAATCATGTCATACAACTTACCCAAGTTACTACCGATACGGAAGATTTCTTCGTAATCACTTTCAATACTGATAATTCTGGTTTCCAATTCTTTCACTTTCAATTCTAGGTCTTCTATTCTTTTGTTATACATATCTCTATCCTCCATTCTTACTCTTCCTCCTGATGTTTCTCAGGGTCTTGCTCTAATAATCCATAATACACTTTCTTCGCACGAATTGTTTCAGGCTCGTATGCCAAATACTGATTATCCCCAATAACAATTGCAGACTTTAGTATGGGCTTCCATGTCTTGATTGTCTTCCAGTCCGTTCCACTAAAATAAGCCTCACCAAACGGATGAGTATGAATCCAACACTTAATCGGTATTCTCATTGGTGAACCGTTAACTAACTCATCCTCATGTCCCTCAAAGGATACGAATGATGCTGAACCACTGCTGATATACAAATCGTCTTTGTCGTCAACAATAACTTGTACTTCTTTATCTCCAAGTATCTCGGTTGACATCTTCCATATAGCCCAAATGAACGCTTCTGTTTCGTTGTTTGGGTAAAGGAACTCCGCCTTATCTTTGATATCCACAAAGACTTCTCTGATATGTCCCTTCCAATCAAACTCTTCTTGTTCTTCTAATTTTATTTCTTCTTCCATATTTATTCCTCTTCTATTTTTTTCATTTTTGCTGACGTTTTCTCCAATTGAATCCAATCGGAAAACGTTAGACTTTGATTTATTGTTCCATCAAGTAACGCTTGTTCGTAAGAATCACGCATTTCTTGAAACCTTCTGCCCATCTTCCCCATTCAAGCACCACCCATTTCTTCGGCTATCAAATCTTGAGCATTCTCAAACTCATGATATGCTTTGTGACCTGCAATGAAACCACCTGCATGTCTTTTCGTTCCTAAGAACTCTTCACCGCAAACGGGACAAGTAACCTTTACTATCTCTGCTTGCTCATAAAATCCATCAGTGGATATTGCAGTTATCATTTCGCCTATCATTTCTTCGTCTAAATTATCTATTTCTTCACTCATAATTTCACCTTTAGGTAATGTCTCAGTGGTTTTATTGCTTTAGGTGTAGAGACAACTTCCTTCACCTTCTCCTGTTTTGGTACGGAGATGCCGGAGAGAACTCTCCTTCTATACTGTTCCTTCCACATCACTTGAACACAGTCATTGCAGAACCTTCTGCTATCTGCCAAGTGTTCGGGAACAGGCTCATCCTCTTTACCACAAAGAGTCTTTCCTAGTATTGAGAAGTGAATGTACTTCACTCCTCCTCCTCCATCTTAATCTTTACATCTTTTATCTCTCTAACTAACCACTTCACAGTAGCAGAGTCAACATCTCTTCTATTGACTATGTTCAGAGCCTTTTCCAATCCTCTTAGTTTACCCATGAGATAGAACTTGTAGTCAGGAGTCAAGACATAGCCCTCCTCAATCTCTCCGGTAGAACGACTTCATTCTGACACTTATCACAACATCTACCAACTACAATCGGTTCTGCATTGTGTCCATCTGCCCAATAGGGAGTTCCATCTTCCTTGTAGTGGATATCAATGGGTTTTCCACAGATATCACATGTCTTCATCTCAATCTTCATTCTTCTTTCCCCCTATATGCCGGATGTTTCTTTGGTAAACGGTGTAGTCTACTTGTGATTAGTTTCTGCATTTGACGAGCAATCTCACCACTTCCATCTTCCCAACGCTTTACCAATCTAGGGTACTTATCATCTTCTTTGTATTGATGTACCATCTTCTCCTCTAACTCAGACAAGTCAATCTTATCCATTAGATGTTTAAGCACTTCATACTCAACGTGAATCTTTGAACCTGCTCTCATACGTTCAACACCATCTTATCTGCAACATTCTCATTATCAATGAACCATCTTTGAATCCACTGAGAAGCAACACCTGCAATTGCAATCTGCATACAGTTCACTTGTTCAGCACTACCATCCCAATCTCCACCTTGACAGGAGAAAGAACCTTCTGAACCTGCTAACAAATCATCAACTAGATTCTCGTTGACCTTGTAAGAGATTAGTGCGGCGTTTCTGCCTTGCGCTCTCAAATCTAACCACTTGAGTTTAGCGTCATCACCGTATCCTTGACGGTACAACATTCTTCTTACGGCTAAGTTATCTGCACAACAGATTACCAAATCATATCCTTTCAGTTGCTTTTCGACTAAAACCAAAAAGGGCTGTTCATCTACTAATTTCAACCCATTGACCTTCAATCTTTCATTGACGGCACTTACTTTGGTTTGACCCACTGTATCGGGGATGTAGTTCTGATATGTCAGATTCTTCTCTTCTAACTTATCATCGTCAAATACTGTTATGTCGTATATTCCTATGCGGGAAAGGGAGTCAATCAAATAACTACCAATTCCACCTGCTCCTATTATCATTATCTTTCTCATTTTTATTCCTCAAATTACTATTGCATTTTGCATTATATCATTCAATCCATATAGATGAATGTTCTTTCTTTCTATTCCCAACATCTCACAAATAATATCAGTGTGATTACGTAGTGTTACCTCTGATACACTGAAATGTTGCTTTACGTCTATTTGCCTTATCGGTGTGTTAGTCAGTTTACCTACCATCCACAGTGTTGTTGCTAATTGGCTATCGGCAAACCTCAAATCTCTTTCATTGTATTTGTTCTGAATAAACTCAACGAAATTGAAGTAGTCTCTTCTATCTTTAACCGACTGATAGTTTGATTCAAACCAATCCAAGAACCCCGTCACCATGTTGTGTATATCTCTTTCAGCAAAGATATGTGACTTCCTGTAAAACTTGGCAACCTTCTTTGCTATTCTTGAAACCCTTCTCATCTCTATACCGCTTGTCTTAACAAAGTCCTTCAATGAAACATTGCCATTATCCATCAACATGAAATATGCTAAACCTGCTGCCCTGTCATCTATCGAATGCCCCCGAAATATCTGATGTTGCATTAGCCGTTGGTATAGGTATATTACATGGTCAACGTCTATTGCATCACCACTCTTGTAAGGAGACATGAACATAACACACAAACGATGTGCTTGAGCATCGGTTTTACTATGGTACTGTTTATCTGAAACAACTCTTCTTTGAAGTTTAGATAGCATATGCTTTCTTGTCAGTATGTTCTGCTCGTTGAAATTACCGACAAATGACCCCAAGGTTCTGTTATTATCAATAGAGTGTGTAAATTCACTGTTATGTGTTGCACGAACAGTCTCCTCAAACATATCGCAATTCAAGACTAAACCACAATCAGAACATATTGTATATCCTAATCGCTCATCGAACTCAGACGAGTTTGAACCGCACTCCGAACACTTCATTTTGAAGCCTCCCTTTTGCGAGCGATGTATAGGTTTTCCTTCTCTCTAGTCCAAGACTTGAGTTTTGACATATCTAAACGATATTCAGGGTCTTCTCCACGTTTAACTGCTGAATCCACGTGAGTTCTTATAGTGTATATTTGTTTAGCAGATGAAACATCATTCATCAAAGCCAATGCTCTTGCAGTTAGTTGGTCGCCAATGCTTGAGTTCCTATGGATGTTATCAATACAGATAGAACCACTAAGAGCATGTCCTTTCCAAGAACCTGATTTGTTGGCTTGACCTTCAACCATTTTACCAATCATGTATGTGTTAACATTCTGATGTCCTTGCTTCATTCCCCTTTTCTCGTCAACAACAACCCAATCTGCAACCTTGCCTCTAACAAAGAGAGCCTTGTTCAATGGATTCCTAAACTGAACTAGGCGAATCTGAGGGTATTCCGCATCCATCTCATGTAGTAACTGTGTTGCTCTATCCTCAACCATGTCCTGTTTCCTGTTTTGCATTAACCATGCTACACAGAGTTTGTTCTGAACATCAGTTGGTGGTTGACCCATAAGCAGTCTCCATAACTTAGCGGGTGTTGCTCTATACCAAACCTTAGATTTAGATTGATTGTGTCTGAAAGTGTTCAAAAACACATTCAAATCCTTTAGTGTGATAGCACCCCACACACCTTCTGAAATCTCCAAAGCACATTCATCATTGCTAATCAATTTTGTATTGATTAACACTTCTTGTCTTGTTCCTTCACTGTAAAAGTGATAGGGTGAACGGTTCTCAATAGCATGAAGAACATTAGGTGGGAAATGTATAACCTTCTCGATGTAGTCATCCATTGTGTCTACATTACGAACAAATGCTCCCCTCATGATTATCTTAGCAAGAGTAACTGCCAAATCCTTCTTTGGTATTCTCTTACCATCTATGTGATGTTGTGTTCCCTTTCTACCGTATACAATGAAACACTCTCCATCTCTGTACTTGAATCCCATAGTACACATGTAATTGTCATTGTTGGTTTTAGGAATGAGGTTCATTGCAACACTATCCGCAAGTATCTTCTGAACAGGATTATCGTATTTACCATGTTCTAGGGATGGTCTTGACGATTGAAGTGAAAACTCACCAAATTGATTCAGGTTACTTGGTTTGTATCTTACTCTGCTTTGACCATCAACTGTACGACTCACACCCGCTCTATACAAGGATGTAAAGTGTTTCTTCTGTCCTGTTCTGAACAAGAAACTACTTGTCACCCAACCCTTTTCGTCGCCTATTGATGGGATTCTGTATTTTATTTTCATTATTATTTTCCTCCTTTTTCCAAAATTCTGTATCGCCATAATTGTGATGATACCAACAATCTCTTTCGATTGCTTCTGCAAGTTCTTCCATTGATTTGAAGGTTGAATGACCTCCAATAATGATACGTTTCATACCTCTGTAAAGATATCTGTAAGTACATTGACCCGTCTTATACAGGGTAAATTTACGATGTAGTTGCGATACTTGCGGAACGCCAATACAACTTTCTTTCATTCTATTTTCATAGAAGACAAAATCTCTTGGTTTGATTAGTATTTCAGATTTCACAAACTCCACCGGCACAGGCTAGTTCGCCTTGTAGATTGGTGGAGTCTTCGTATTCTTTAACCTCACTCAAGTCAATTGAGTGGAGTTTACTAACGAGACTGTCGTATTCCAATAGGGTTATTTCTTCCATAGGTGCTTGTTCGTATGTACCCCCATCATAAGGTAGGAAGGCCATACCATTGTAGTATTCTCTGTTATCCCAAAGCCACTCGGTAACTCTCTTCCATTCAACATCACGAACATACACTGTTGCTGATACGTTATGTGTATTATTTCCACGAACATGTCCAGTCTTTACCCATCCCTTTGATACTGCCTTAATCCTGTTAAGCATACCAATAGCATCTTCATCACTACGAATTATCGCGGAAGTGTCGGGTATCTTTTGTGGGATAGTCAGCACTGCATCTCCATATGACATCCTATCGTCCTCAATAAGTTCGGGCAGTTTCTCAACAAGATAAGGATATATTGCTTCTCCCTTGCCTATACGGATTCTTCTTGCATAGTAATATCCATACCATGCGTGAATACCACTTGATGTACCTAACACACAACTGGTTGTTCCGGCAGGTTTGACACAAGTAGTTCTTGCTGCCGTATTAATACCAAACATTCTTGCAAATCGTTGATTGATTATCTTAACCATATTCGCCCCATCTGATAACCACTCATCCTTTACCTTCTGACTAGCAATGCCAGTCATAGAAACACCAATCAGAGCATCCTTCTCTGTTGTTCTTTGCCATATGCCTCTAAGGTAGTGGAAGTCGGTGTATGTTGCTTGTAATGTACCCAAGAAAGATGCTGCCTCTACTCTTTGGAGGAAGTCTTCTTTTGACATTACACTCGATACGTTCACTTCACACAAATTACAAAATTGATAGGGTCTAAGTGCTATCTCACAACAGGGGTTAGTTCCCCAATCCTTGTCGTTGGATAGGTAAATACCGGGTTCACCGCTACCACTCTTTTCTATCTTCTTCATCAAAGACTTGAATGTGTCTTTGTCTAACTTATGGCGTAGTAGAACTGCTGAATTGTTTGCTCTACCTCTTTGTGGGTTTAGTTCCCACCAACTTCCTGATTTGCATAGAGCCATCTCTTCATCATCAGCACTGAATAGGCTGATTAACGCTGCTCTGCGAATACCACCTGCTAAAACTGAATCAGCAATATGACAAACCATATCGTGAACTTGTATGGATGTCATCTTGTGACCATTAGGCATATCTCTCAACATACCTTCAATGATAGTAAGGCATATTCTAAGTGGTTCAGGACCGGGTGCTTTTCCTCCACTTGTCTTCAGTCTTGCACCCTTTGCTCTTATGTCTGAATAATCGAATCTTGGGCTTGCAGTTCTCTTGCCAGTATAACTGTTGAAAAGAACCTTAATTGCGTCAGCCCAACCTTCTATTGAATCTTGAATCTTATATCTGTAAGTTCTATCAGATAGTGGTTGTTGAATATGTGGTAGTTTAGCCACATGATGTCTCTGAACAGAATAACCTACACCTGTTCCACCTAATAGTAAGAACATTGCTTCACTGAAAGATGTAATGTTATCAATTGGCATGTACGCACAATTGTATATTCTGTTCGGAGACAATTCAACTGGTTTACCTGCGAATTGCATTGACCTCATTGAAGGCAATACTTTCTTAGTCATCACAAAGTTATCATATACATAGTGTATCTGTTTTTCAACAACAGTTCTGTTTGTCTGACTAATTGGAAGTGCCTTAATATGCTTAAGGTGCATATCTCGGTTCCTGTTACATATCTCTTCCCAAGTTTCCTTCCTTTCTTCTGCTTCGTTCCATTTTGCGTATTTGGTATTAACCACTATTTCTGATAATACTTCATTTCCTAATTTCATTTCTCTCCCTCTCTTGAGTGTGTTGATAAGGGCTTCTCACCCTCTTGGCATCTTACCCGATACTAGGATTATGTAGGCTTAACCTAAGCCTAATAATAGTTACCACTTGTGCATATAAATACCCACAAATGGGTTACGTGTTTCGACATTGTTACTTGCTTATTTAGCAAGAGCCGCCGACGATGGCAGGTACAAGGTTAACGGAATCAACGGCTGACCAATCAATGCTTGTCACATTTTCTCGGCTTACCATATCTCCATCAACATACACCCAATGAGTTGGGTGGTCTGCTATCTGCTCAATCATCTCAGCACTGGTTACTTCCAGTTCTGTGTGGCCTGTTTCATTCAATATTCTCAGTTTCATTCTTATTACCTCTGTTATGTTTTTTTTCTACTGTTGTAGTTGTTGTTGTTGTACCGCAATCGTCTTGTTGAGTTCTTGGACTCTGCCCGAAAGGACATTGATTGTTTGCTCATAGTGAGCGCACAACGCCATGTACTGCTGCAACTGGCTTATCGCCTGTTGTGCAGTCTGTTGGAGTTGAGCGTTGTTTGCTTGCATTGCCGCAAGAACCTCACTCGCATCCGACTCTTCTTCTGTTTGCTTTACTTCTGTTTCTTTTTTCTTACTCATGTTTTCATCTCCTCTCGTTTAACAGTGCGTCAATAAACTTAGATGCACTCTCTTTTGTTAGCGAGTCTGTTTCTCCTTCATAGCCCAATCTTCGTAAGTACCTAACTTGCTTCTCAGTAGCAGGTGTCTCCTCCGCAGTATTGGCAGTATTGTCTGTAAAGAGTATACGCTTTAGGGTTTCGGATTGTTTCTCTGTTGGTTCTGCACCACGAATGAATCTCCTTTTCATATCTCTGAGGAAGTTCCTTTCCCATCTGTTAGAGCCATCTTCATGAGAATCAAACACTGGTAGTCCAAAGTAAAGACAGGCTTCAAGGAACTTACGCTCCCTCCAATCTTCTTCCATAAGACCACGCATCTTATCCTTAATCTCCAAGTCAAGAGTCTCCAAGAACACCTTTCTATCCTCAATATACTTGTCTTCAACTTCAATCTGTTTTAGATAGTCGTCAATCAGTATAGAGAACAAATCCATATCTTTCAGAAGTTTATCATTAGGATACCCTCTTGTGTTAATCTGAGCCTTCTTGTTGTCGGGATGATTCCATCTCCAAACAATAGAAGCCATCTTGTAATCTTCTCGACCAAACTTACCCGAACCAGTTTTCCTGATGTATGTTACAGGGCGATACTCTTTCAATTCGTCATCATAGTATTGTTTACCTGTCTGCCTTACATTCAACCTCAAGTCCAAGTCTTTGATTTCATCGAATAACTCAGTGAAACCATCACCATTCTCAATCCACCACGCTTCTTTGATTAGAGTTTCAACTGCTTGCTTTTTCCATTGCTCAATCTTTTCCTCTGTAATAGCGGATAGTGGCATGTTCAAGGTTTCAGCCATGTGTCTGAGAACCATCCAGTTGTTGATACAGGTTGAACCTACAATCTCCAATGTTCCATTCTCAGTGTTCTCAATCTCAAAGTTGTAAACAATGTCCTTACCACAAAGACAGTGATGTGGATGATTGCTTGGGTGATTCTCGATAATGTGTCTATGAGTTCCATAGATGGTCTTACGCCAAACTCTACCTGTTATCCTCCATTCCTTCTTTGCCTCTTCGTAGTTGTCTGATACAGACAAATCAAGAAGCCTTCTTGTTAGTGCCGGATAGTGGTGACTTGTTTCAGCAGTGTTATCTACCATTTGTATATCACTAATACCATTCATTGTAAATCCAACCGCTCGTTGTTCCTCTGTTCTTTCAAGAATCCATCAAGGAGATGGTCTATCTTACCATAAAGTGCTTCAGGTAGACCACCTATTGTTTTTCTGTTCAGCGATAGCCAAATCAAAAAACGTGTGTTAAGTATTACCTTAACTTCATCATTCTCATTCATCGTTATTACCATAGGTGGCATTTCTTCATCAGTTACCATCCTAAATTCTACATTACTTTCTTGTTTTATCATTTTTATTCCTCTTTATTCATCGTGTTCAAATCTGTCGCCAGTTGTCCATTTTAGTGGGTTGGCTATTCTATACAGTGTTCCTAATATTCCTAACATTATATTCTTCCTCCTTCATCTATCAGTTCTTTTATTATGCCATCCATTGTTACCATGATGACGTGCATCGCGTCTTCCAAAATCTGCTTCCTTACAGGTTTCAGTTCGGGAAGACCCTCGTATCCTTCTACCATATCATTGAAGCCATTCTTCATCTTCTCGATGTTAATTGCAATCTCTTCGTAGATATCCAACTTTCTAGGTTCAGGCATAATGCTCAACCTCAGTGTGTAGTTGTTTGAATCTGTGTCTCATTTTCTCCATGTTGTTCTTCGTGCAAGCGGTAACAAAGTTCTGACCACCACGAAGGAAAATAACCAACTTGAAGTATTTCTTCTCCTCTTTACCATTCATTTGATTCTTGAATAAGTTAGAAAGAGACTCTGTTTCCTTCAAGGTTGACCACGTAAAAGCCTGAATATCATTTAGGTTAACAATCCCGTTTATGAATCTGATATACTGCTTCTTCGGGTGTTCCATAACCTCTTGCTGAGAGGCTACGGTAGTAATATTTTGTTCTTCATCAATCCCATGCAAACGAAAGAAGTCATCTTCTGCGAGGCACAAACAAGGTTCTTGTTCATGTTCTCCCCATTTGTTTTGGAATACTTTTATCCCCGTTCCTGAGCAAATACGACAAGTGGAAACTTTTGCTGCGTTTTTATTTTCATTAACTTGTTTATTTCTAATCATTTTATTACTTCCATTTATTTCTATTATGAATATAATTCAAATAAACTACTTTGTGTAAATTCTTTACGCTGCTTAAATAATCTGGACAGAAAATAGGGCATTGTCAGAGTTTTTTACATCAAGTTGTTTATTTTGGTCGGGGAGTGATATGCGGGAGAGAGCAACGTCTACTTTGGGAGAATCTCACTCATTACCGTAGCAAACCGACACGAATATACATTCAATCAGTAATTAACCGCCATTTGTGTGTACCACTCAGGCGGATAATGAGGCCACTTCCAAGAAGCGAACCATTTCTTATCATGTATGTAGTAGGCACGATACTTTTCGACAACTGAAAGGTCATCGAAATTCTCAACCTTTTGCCTACATAGTTGGTTGTGGGATATTGCAACTGCAAAGGGCGTTAGCCCAATATCAGGAAGCATTTCCTCAACCTTATCGAAAACATCGGAATACTCTTCCAATGTCATTGCGACTTTGTGTGTGTTACCAGTGTACCAGTAACGTTTTGCGTATGTGTCAAGCAATCCTTCAAGATGGCTTCTCAACCACTGGAAGTTCTGTCTTGTTTCTCTTGCCCAAATAGTGCAAGGATGGTTTAACATTATGGGGTCATAAGGACTATCCAAACCTAAGTGGTCTGCAATAGTGGACATCATCTGCATTGATTCAAGTGGCATCTTCACGGAATGTTTGTCTATTACCAAACTTGCCGCTACTTTAGGGTCTTCGTCAAGGATGAATATGTTCACTCTTCCTCACCTGCCATTGCATCAATATAATTCATACGAAGTGCCTCCTCAAGACTCTTTATTCTCTTGTCCATTGCAATTAAGACAGAACGAACAGAGTCGAATTTAGCATCGTATTCATCTATCTTATTATCATAAGACTTCATCATCTTATCAACGAACTTTGCCTTCTTCTCAATCTTAGCATCAACCGCTCTCCTGTTTCTGGAAACACCAGAATCGCAGTCGTGACAAAACTTGAGATGACTTGTGTTAGTTCTAACATAGAATTGCTTGTTGCATCTATGTCCATCTTTCATTACTTTCTGACAATATTTGTAAGGCATTATTATTTCTCTCCATTCTCATTTGTTGGTTTAGGCAAGAAAGCGTAGGGCAAAATAAGTCCCTTTAACCAAAGGTAAATGACTTGTGCTTTTTTACTTGGTAAACTTGCCTCATAATCCCCGCCCAACAGTAGGGGTTTGAGTGTAATAGTAAGGTGAAGACATTGCACCGCAACTGGTTTCGTCTTCATTAAGTTCGTATTGCCTCGTCAGGACTTACGCAATTGAACGCCTTACTCTTGTGTGATAACATGAGTGTGTTGGGAGTGCAGTTTTACCTGCACCCCCGTTATCAGGGTTTGAGTCCTGATTGTTTTGTGTGATATTTGTGAGTGTGTGTTGTGGGGATGAATAACGTACTGTGCCGTCTATCTCGGAGAGCATACAAAAAGTAAAGGTAACTCTTCCAATTTATTTACCGCAATGCCGACTACTCTTTTTTATAGCGCAAAGTAACCCAATGGTATGTTCAAAGGGTTAGGCAACTCATTAACATCTTTCTAAATCTCACCCGCCTAAACGGGGCTTGACTTGTCCAGTGCCAAAGGCGAACTCCTGTATCTTAAATTCAATTACTGATAGATACCCACAATCCCAACTGTGCCGTTACTAGGTCACTCCGTCATTCCTCCTAAGAGTCACTACTTCGCTTGTCAGATGACAAACCGCTAAGTTTGCCAAACGCTTTTCACGTCCTTCCACAAATGTTGAGTATGTTCATTTATCATCCATTTCTCACGCCGATGATAAATATTAATCTGCGTAAACAATACCGTTTCGCAGGTTTTTGGCGTTCATTTCTCGTTTCTCACGTTTATCATCACCCCTAGTAATAATAATAGGGGGTATAATATATTAGAGAGAGTGTGTGTGTAGTAGTAATAATATAATGATAATAATGATAAATGATAATTGAATATCAAAAAATATTGATTCTATCCAAGAATCCCAACTTTCTACCCCTCGACCTTTCTCATTTCTATGATAATCGGTGAGAAATGAAAGGAGAAATCAGAACTCATATCAGATAGAATATAACTATACTAAATCTCATACTAATATTAGTATAATATATTATATTATATTATGACCCTGTTTGATACCCGATAAATTATAGTGATATTTAGGGAGCAAACCTTTCGTGATGAACAACTAGTGTTCGTTAAGTAGCACATTAGGTAATGACTACGCTGAAGGGGTCGGATTCTACAATATGAAATCCACCTCCGAGGGTATATGTACCCTGCCCGACCACGCTGACCCCTCTGCCGACTTTATTTCCAATGCGTGTCTAACAACCATATGGTAGGCTACTTTGTCAGACACCCCATATGAACCTTAGATTGGTCAGGGCTTACATCCCAAGTAGCCTTGTGAATGCCTGTTGTGAGAATATATGGGGCATCGGAACATTGACGCCAGTGCTATATGAGTTTTCAAGGTCATCTAAGATTCACTGTCCAGTCAGTGTCATGAGTAACTGAACCATTTGCCCGAAGAACTTTCCGTTCTCGCATTCCACTTGTGTTTTACTCCTCTCATTAACTCTATTGTTTGTTCGTCAGCCCCATATGGGAATAGGTCGAGGATGAGAATGCGAACTATTCTCATAAATCATCTTCGCTGATGAAACCTCGTTATGTTTATTGTCTAAGGATGGTATTGAATACCTTCAATGCTGAATCTAATTGTTCTAATGCACTGGGTAGGTCATCACTACGAACCTTAAGGCTCTTGATGATTAGAACGTGGTCTTGACCCGACTTGGAGTGAGCCACTTCTAACTCGTATGGGTATAACTTGCCCTCAACTATCTGTGCTGTCATACCTTGTACCTACGAAGTGAGATATATGGGGTCTTTCCTACAAAGTGTCACTACCATATGGTTGGTATACTTTGTCAGATAAACCCCATATAGTTAATATCCGACTAATACAGTGCTTAGAAGGGTTTGAGAAAATCCGATTGTTTTGAATAAAGGTGATAAAAGATGGAATGGAAAGAATTTTCAGGTACAACATTAGCATGGCTAAAGAATGACAAGACTGTTGATGAAGCAGACGCTTCAACTATCAGCAGAATGATTGAGAAGGGTAACGCAAACCCTACACGACAGGTTCGTATTTCGACCACAATCCGAGAGATTGCGAGAGATTACGCAACTGCCCCATATGGACAGAGAGGATACGCTCTACCCACAAACGCACAAAGCATTGTAAACGATGTGACTGCAATAGTGAATGAGATGGCTTCTCTCTTTGATAACGGTGGAGATGCTATTAGAGCATTGCTTCTACCTAACCAAAGGAGCAAGGTCAAGCATTACCCTAACGGGTCTGCTTGGGCCTCTTCAGTTCTAAAGAACGTGAACGGCGTAGCAGTCAAACTATCCAAAGACGGAACTTGGGATGGTTCGGCTGAGAGTCTATCCGCTACAATTTCGGAGGTAACTTCGGAATAAGCGGGTAACTCTCATTGCCCTTCTAAGCACCCGTTCTTTGGGGTTTGAGATTACAAAGTATCTCTTACCATATGGTTTTGCACTTTGTCGTTAGAACCCCACTTATACCTCAGTTAGAACCTAATTAACATGAGTAGCAATCTATTTACAAAGAGACATTACGAATGGCTTGTTGATATGGCTTTATCCTTACAACTAACCCAAGAACAATGCAGAGAATTGGCTGATATGTTAGAGAAAACGAATCCTAAGTACAATAAGGCTAAATTCATTACCACCATTGTCCATACAAGAAATACGAGGAGTGGAGGAATATGATAAGGGACAACATAATGAAAGTTTGCAGAGGATGCCTATACGTAATGGAACATAAGTGGACAAGGAAAGGGTATGCCTGTAAAAGATGCCTACATATAACAACGGAGAGATATTAATGTATAAAATAATAAGATTTAGGTTTGATGGAAATCATAGAACAATGAAGAGAGGACTTACTCTTGAAGAAGCAAAAGCACATTGTCGCGACCCTGCAACTAGTGGCGACGGTTGGTTTGATGGATATACGGAGGAGTAAGATATGATAGAGTGCATACGGTGCAAAGAATGCGGAAATATAACAATCAAGCCGGAGGATGAAGAGTTCTTCAGTGAATGGGATGAATGTATGTGTAGAGTAAATGAAATATTGGAGGAATACGAATTATGAGTATAATAACAAGTTGGAGAATTGAAGTAACGTTAGAGAATGGAGAAACAGTGTATGTATCAGACATGCCTAATGACGTTTCTAGTGTGGTTGATGAATACCTCACTGAGTTGGAGGCTGATTAAATGATGAAATTAGTTTTGAGAGTAGAAACAGAAGAATACATCTTTGAAAGGTGGGTCTATGCGTGAGAGAAGTAACGCATTACCGGAGGATAGTTTGCCCTCTTGGGTTTTCTATATGGAGGAATGCCCTAAATGCGATTGTGTAATCAATGAAGGCCATGACTACGCTGAATATGATATTGAAGTGTGTGACCCCGATGAATGCGGAGAAGAGGAATAAATCTCTTACTCCCATCAGGGTATTATGACAAAGTATCCTACCATATGGTATGAACTACTTTGTGAATTTGAATACCCTAATACCCTAAATAGAGACATAATACCGTCTAAAACGACAGGAGAAACAAATATGACCGAAAACAAATGGACTGAGTTCACTGAGAAGATAACACAATGGAAAAGAGCGAATAAGGGATGGAACGACCCCGAACATAAGTCGTATCAAGAGGATTTAGATTCTCTTGACCGAATCATGAAGAAGGGTAGGAAGGATGAAGGCCGAAGGGCTAGAATCATGTCTACTGTTCGCACTCTCTTTATGGATATACCAACATCACCATTCAGAACAGGCAAAGCCTCTTCGATTGATGCGGGTATGCTTGCAAAATACAACAAAAGCCGAATTGATGCCCGAACTGCCTTGATTACTGCATGGAATGCGTCAAAGTTCCTTCAGATGTATGAAGTAAAGAGCAAAAGAGGCGGAGGCGGAGTTTTCGCCACTGCTGAAGAGTATGCTGACTATCAATTGAGTTCATCGGACTCAAGAGTTCACTCAGCAATGCGTGGAACATCAAAAGACTATCAGTTCGCTGATGGTAAGCCTCTAATCAACCTTATACCTCAAAAGGTAGTACCTCTATCAGAGTTATTTGATTAGACGGACCAAAAGTAGGGGGGGACACCCTAAAACTCGCCTCAGTCCCCCTCTACACCCTTCGGGGTCTTATGTTCGCAAAGCAATTACAACCATATGGTTGCTACGAACTTTGTGACGTTAAACCCTGAGAGGATGCCCGAAGGCAATCCAATCAGTATCCGTCCTGAACCCTAATTGTCTCAACGAAATACTTTGGGTTTTTGAGCATCTCACGGATTTGGTGCATCCTTTCAACGCCCTTACCACGAATAGCACCATTGAGGGTTGCAATTTCAGCAGTCAATCTGTCTATCTGTATTGCATTCATTCTTTTTACTTCCCGAATTGCACTTCTCTCATATTGGTGGTATTCTGTGATTCTAACTGTGTCATCTGCGTAGTTTCTGCTCTTTATTGCATACATTGTTCTTGTCATGTAGTATATATCCACCTTTTCGGGTATAATTAGGGTTCTTTCTGCAAAGCATAGAACCATATGGTAGTATATACTTTGTAGAAATGCTACCCTAATACCCACAATATCTTGATAATACCATGAGCGTAACATACGAACAAACAGCGAAATACACATACAGCGAAGAGAAGTTTAGCGACAAAGCATTCTGCAAGGTTGCTAAGAAACTAATGGACAGAGGGTTGACTTTAGTTGGTTGGCACTATTCAGCATCGCCACCAGAGATAGTTTATGGCGAAGTCGAAAAGGAAACAGTCGCAACCGACTATGAGATTACTATTGGTGGTAAATCTGCATTCACTACTCAGTACCGTTCAACTGCTAACGATATTGTAGCGGAGTTGGAAGGCAATGGTTTTGATGGTGGTATTTCAGAGGTCACTAGGAAGACCACTAAGATGGTGTGGCAACAGCCAAAAGGCTCTAAGATGTATATGCAAGTCTCAAACTTTGAGGGTGAATTGTCATACTACAAGCAGTATCTCACATACAGTATAGTCCATCCAAGGAATGACGGCATGGAAGATGACTTGGCTGAAGTGGAACTAGTACCTAAACTCACTAACTCAAACGATGGAGTCATACTGACTATGAAAACGATTCTAAAGTTAGATAGGGTTCTGAGGGCTGACAGAGTAAAACCGAGTATGGTTGATATTACTCTACATGACTTTGGCCTAATCAAGAGTAAGGTCGAAGACGCACTCGGTATTCGTAATGCTATATTGAAGGACTGTACTTTCAATGTGAATACCCTCAGTGAAACTGAGTGTTCACCCGATATCATTTACCAAAGGGAAGTAGCGACCCAATCAGCGAGGGATGGCCCACAAGAAGAAGAATGAACGTAAACCCATTGTCCCGAAAGGGGCTTTGTGGTCGTTTATACAAAGTTATCCAACCATATGCTTTGCATTGCAAAATTTTTTTGTTTCATTGTTTCTATTACCCAAAGTTAATTTGTATAACCTCTTAGCGAACACCAATGACCGATGAGGCTGTTATTTTAGAACTGGTAAAAAACGCCAATAAGATACTGTCCTCAATACGAGAAGAAATTGACAACATAAAGGTTCAAGGCAAGTTAGACCCTTCTTTGGATAAGAAATTAGTTGCAATAAAAACCGCTACAAAACAACTCGGTAGTGAGATATTAAACAAGGTATTCAGACAAACACGCTTAACAGATTATGAGGGCTTTGGCACTAAATGATTTTTATTCTGGTTATAGGTGAAAAAGATGGAAAAAATTTTTGCTAGTCCCGAAAAAATTCCAGCCCATTTTTTGAAAAAAGACGGGGTAGAATCTTTTGACCTATGGTTTGATACACTTCACAAGGACTTTCAGATGGCTAAGACCGAAGGTGGTGTTGATGATGCTATTGATGAGTTAGAGGAAGTAGTGGAAGAGTTCGACTTGACCGAGAATGAATGGGCTTCGGTTGATGATGCGTCTGATTACCTCTTTGAGCATAAGTACAAAGATAAGATGAAGAAGAGTTGGGCCGATATCATAAAAGCCACTATGAAAGCACCCCGTATTCCAAGAAAGAAAGGACAGAAAAGAAACTCAAAGGAGCATTCTGATTTGTATACAGATGAAAACCCAAAAGGAACTATTCATGGTTTGGGATTCAAGGATGAGGAGAAGTCTAGGAAGTCTGTTTCTAAGATAAAGAACAGTAACAGAAGTCATGCACATAAAACACAAGCCGCAATAGCAATGGAGCAAAGAGCAAGGGAAATGGGTAAGACCAAAGAAGCAGCGATATACAGGAAGTTCATAGAACAGCAGAAAAAGAAAACCGAGGCTAGAAAATGAAACAGTGGTTGATTAGAAAGTTGATTGCCTTAATGGGTAACACCTATGTTTGGTTGGACAAGAAGTTAGTTCATCCTGATGGGCCAGTTCTAGGTTTGGAGATTGATGATGACTTTGCTAAGATGAGCAGATATGAGTTATGTTGTCACATTGAGGATAAGTTCGGATTAGAGAGAGATTCTTTTTGGAAGTTGGAATCTACACAGAAGATAAGGTTCTGTTCTCAAACTGCAAGGAACATACTTACGCCAAAAAAGAGGAAGAAGAAATGAGTAACTTAAGCAAGTTTGATAGTCTTCATCATAGTGCGACTATGCAGGGTTCACTAAGCACCGATGATGATTCTTGGTTTAACATACTAAGAATGGGAGGGGCGGTAACGTCAACCTCAAGTGGTACATCGGCATTATTCAACAATAAAACGGGAGGGGGAAAAAGACGTGGTAAAAAGAAAAAGAGTCTCAAAAGACAAAGGTATCAAGACGAAACTACCAGACGGGACAGACGCTACAATCAACGTAAGTAAAAGGTCTTTTGGACAGAATTTCCAAGAGTGGGAAAGAAAAGCCGGAGGACTTTCAGGTGATTCAATTGGGATGATTAGTCCTGAAGCCAGTAACATGACTTTACTCGATGTAGTGAAAGAACAAGGAGTAATTGGAAGAATCAAGGGAAAGAAGGGAAGTAAGATAAAGGGCAAAGGTGGAGTTGCTATCTTCAAGGCGTTGAAAACTATCTTCAATAAACCTGATATGTCCAAAGGACAGTTACCTGCCTTGAAAGCATTGGATACACTAATGAATGCGATTGAGGGAAGTTCTGCTGACCCTCGTAATATTGTATTCTCTAATCCGGTGGATTGGTCAGAAGACACTGGAAGAGTCTTGGATACTGAACCTGTTTATGGACATTATAGAACTGATGAGTATGAAACTGTTAGAGATTTGAAAGACGAGGATGTTCCCGCAGTTTCATCAGAATGGTATAATGATTCCAAGAATGCTGCCACACCACCATTTTGGCAAGCACTTTATGGTAAGGGAACTAATGCTCCTTTCAATTCTCCAAGCCTACATATGATAATTAAACAGGCTATCAAAGATATTGGGGATGCCCCAATAATTATCAACAAGGACAACCCTGTTCCCATCGAGGGTAAGAAGGCTGCAACTACTGCCCTCACAATTTCTGTATTGAGAGGCATAGTGGAAACAGAGTTGAATAATGGAAAAGAGGGTAAGTCATTTCCTGATAGTAAAGTTAGAAGATTGATTATGGGGCAACCGTTTGATATTAGAACGGAAAAGGAATCCGAAGCAGTCAAGTCCCTCAAGAAACTGAACATTCCAAATGACATCGAGGAGTGTTGGTTCAAGTTATCAAGAAGACAAGTTAAGTTGATGGCTTTTGAACTTGCTAAGAGAAAAGGCGTGAAGATGCACTTCAGACAAGCAAGTGGAGATATTGCAAGAAGCCCATTGGTCTTCGGAGAAAGACCTGACCCTGATACTGAGAAGAAATCTCTTGATTGGAAAGGGATGTTAGCGAGGTGATTAGTGTTGAAGTGTTGTAAAATAATAGGTTCATTTGATAATTGGTCTAATACAATGTGTCCTTATTGTGGGAATTACATAGAGAGGTGAGAGTTTGTTTTGGGGAGTCTGTTGTTTTTGTTTAGCAGTAACTCCCTTTGAGTCATCAACTTCTTCCGGTGATTTTTGTGTTACATGTGGAACATACGAGGGGGCGTTATTTTGACTGTAACAAGAAAAAGATGTCGTCTTTGTATGCACGAAGACAGGGAAATCTTTGAGAGAGATTTGGAGAGTATGCACCTTCACCCTGATGACTTGGACAGTAGGATGAACTGGCCTAGTGGGACATCTGCCAAACATCAGAGAAATCACATGGGAGGTTATGCTGATGCCTCTAACCCCAAGTGTGCATTGTGTGTTTATGAGAATCGTTCAGAAATTGAACAGGAATTGTATTCGGGAGATATGACTCCTGAACTTGCCGCCAAGATAGTGGGTTGTTCAAAGGAGCAAGTTGTTAGACACATCAAGAAACATACACAACCATTGGTGCAAAAAGCAGCAGCACAAATATTGGCGACAAAGGAAGTCAATGAGATTGATACCCTAAGTGGTAACATCACTAACCTTGAGAGAAAGTTGGAAGCCTTGTTTGAGATAGAAGACTTAGACCACAAATCAATTGATTCACTGACAAAGTTAGCGAAGGAAGTAAGAGAGTCGCTAAAGTATCTAATGGAGTTCAAGGGTAAACTCGTTCACAGAAGACAAGACACAATCATTGTTCATCAAATGCAGATTATCAAAGAAGTGTTAGCACAAAACCATCCCGAAGTTTGGTTGGATGTCAGAAAACAAATGGAGGATAAGTTACAATGAGTTGGTCAAGGGTTCTGAAGAGAAAGACTCTACGGGATAAGGTAGTTCAAGCATCCAAGGATGGTAACTTCGATGAACTTCTTCAGAACCATAAACCCGCACAATTGCGTAGAGCAGTAAACGAATTATTAGACATTGATATGCCACAAGAGAGGTTTCAGCCTTTGTTGGATAAACTTGGAACTGCTAAGAGGGTTGATGGTAAAAGAAACCCTGAATATGAAGACCCTAATACTAAGGAAATAGAAATGTATGAATCCTTCATGAAAGGTAATCACGAAGAATTACTTACATTCCTAACAGAAGGAGGAAGAAGCACAGTAACAAATAGAATTTCACGCTTGATGAAATGGAACTCTGAGAACGGAGATGCACTTCTGAAATACGTCAAGGATAAACCCGAACTCTATGGCTACATCACTAAGGACATAACACTCACACTACCCAATAACTTTGATAGGGATATTTTGGATGATTACCAATTTGTAATGGAGAGAGGTATCAAAGTAACTTTACCTGAGTTCCTAACAATAGAACAAGGAAAGGCACTTGCAGGTGGTCAGCCATCACAACCAATTGAGAGAACTGCTTTTGCTAGAATCTTCAAAGCCCCTGAATACAAGGATAAGATTGTAGCAACTTCTGTCAAATTAGAGGAAAGCACAATTGATGGTGGATTTGCAGCAGATTATCTGAACATGGTTGTAACAAATCTACGTGGTAATACAAGAGAACCATTCATGCCTACATTCTCAGTATCAGAAGCCCCTTCTTCGGGACAAATTAGAGAAGCACAAAAGTTGTTCTTCGGTGCTAAGACTGGTGGAGGCACAAGTAGGATGTATCCCGCAATGGAGTATATTCTAAGAAATGAGAAGTTGGACTTGGATGTTGGTTTTGTTAGAACTCAAACTAAGGAAACACTACAAGAAGTGGAGTTGGCTAATAAGTTCCAAAGGGCAGAGATAGATGATGAGGAATTGAATAAGTTATACAATAAGTTTGTAAAAACCAAGACTGATGAGGATGGTAATGTAACAAGCGTTACAGGTTATGCTAACTTCAAACGAGCAGTTGTTGATGCAGGGCTTGAAGACAGGTATAACAAGTTCTTGAAAGAAACCCAAGTCAGACGCTATACTCTACCTGTTGAAGTTAGAGATGCTTTAGTTGCTATGATTGACAATGAAGCAGATGATAAACAAGTTAAATTGGTAAAGGCCAAATTAGGGCATCTATTCTCAAAGGTTGGTTTCAAGCGTTCAGTCAGAGAGATGCGTAAGAAGAAGGTAAACTACGGCGACCCTGATAAGATAAAAGAGGCTCTACTTTCTATGGAAGAAAAAGCAGAGGGAACTGTTTCTATAACAGACAAACTATTCCTTGAGAGAGTTAACTTCCTATTCGATGATGTAGACCAAGACCCATTGGGTAATTTCCTTTCGGGAATGGATAGTGGTGGTAAGTTTAGATTAAGGGATATGCAACTTTCTTCTAAGCAGGTTCTACAATTTTCAGATTTATTGGTTATGGTTCTACAATTATCGAGAAAGATGTTGAGGGATTCTAAGTTGCAAATGTCCTTGAAGAGATTACTTAGAGAAACAGATGCTAAGAAAAAGAAAGAAACGGAAGACGAGTTTAAGACAAAACTATCAGAATCATATTCTAAAATACATAAAGGTGTATTAGACGCAATAAGAAGAAAGATGGTGCAAGTGATGGAAGAACCATTGCTACACAATAAATCAGGAGCGATTCAACCATACGATTGGATTAACGAGAACAGGAGTTGAGCAAATGATATCAGATGAAGAATTATACAACGCATTTAGGATTTTAATGCTTGAGCCTGATGAGTTCGATGAGTTTACTGAGAGGATGGTTGCTGAACAGTATAAGGATGAAGACCCTAAAGCAATAGCAGATAAGGTTGAATTAGAAGCCGATGATAGAGCAGAAGACTATCTTAGGTCTTTCAAGCCTGAGTTCCTATACAACTTGATTAAAGATGATGCAGACTTCATGGAGAATGGGAAGTTATCTTCTAAGTATCAGAAGTCAGGCAAACAATTGGGAGAACTAACTCAATTACTGATAGAGGACATTTCTTCCAAACACGAAGAGTTTGAAGAAATACCCGATGCTATCAGAAATAGCATGATTAAGAAATTATTAGAGTTAGGCGGTGTATCAGGTAGAGTTCTGACTACTGACTTAGAAGAAGCAACAACTGACCCTAGTAGGTCTATTGCAGTTGATGTTAAGAAATTGGATAAGGTTTTGAGGGCTTTTTTAGATGAAACTGGTAAACAGTTAACGTACAAGAATACAATAGAGAGTGGTGTAAAGAAAAGAAGTGATTTTGCCTCAACAGAAGCATATGAGGAATACTTAGAATCAATAAAAGGTAAACCACGTCAAGAAAGAGATTTAAGCAGAGTTTCGTTGAAGAATAGAAACATAAGGAAGAAAGAAGTAGAACAGATGAAGTTTATTCTTGAGAATCAAAAGCCTTCTGTCAGAGACAGGCTTTCACCGTTAATGGTTGTATTGAGACAATTCGATAAGGTAGAAGAGAGAATAATTCAATTAGACGCTGACCAAATAATTGGTGAGTTGGATTTGAAGATGCTGAATAGAAGAAACAGAATCTATTCCTTTTGGAAAGACCATCAAGGTAAGTATGGTGATTTCAAAGAAGCGTATAACAATTGTAGGACTGCATTCGCTAAAATACTAGCACCCTTGATTGAAGAGAATAAGGAAAACAAAGAAATCCAAGAGTTCAAAAAAATATTAGATAATTTCTTGGGATTTGCATCAGCAATAAACAATGACGAAATGAACTATGTTGTTAAGTTCAAACCAAAGGACATGGAAGTTTACTTTAGGAATCACAAGGGACTTGCTCTATATGAGAAGTTCATGGAAGATAGTGGTTTAGTTCGTGGTGAAACAAGGGAAGACGAAGATAGGAAAGCGAGAAGCGAGGGGTACTATGATGAGACAACTGGTGAATTCAAGGAAACCGTTTCCGTAGAAGGTGTCGAAACTCTTGATTCTGAGGAAGAAGTAATGGAAGCAGAGAGGAAAAAGGAAATGGAAGAACTCTCATTGTTTGGAGCAAAACTCAAGAGGCTTGAAAGCAAGAAAGTAGACCCACTATACTATCACGCATTCACTAAAGAAACAGGAGCGTTCAAGGATACTGTTGCCTTTGCCCAAGATATTCAAGCAATTCGTGAAGCCATGTTAGGTGCGGGAGCAGTTAGAGAAATGGCTACTGGTATTGATATGGATGACGAGATAAATGATTACGTCAACCAATTAGAAAGAACATTAGCAAGAGGAGGAAATGGCCCGTATTATCTACCATTATCTGAATCTGTTAGTAAGTTTGCAATCGAAGAGAACTGGAATGCTGACCCTATAAGTCTGAATACTGCAAGGGGAATCAACAATCGTCTTAGACAGATTGGAGACTTCTTGGATAATCTCAGCCAAATCTTAGATGCAGGGGATGATTTGGATAGAGCGTCAGCACCCAGTTCCGCAATTGCAGATAAACAGGGAGAAGGTGTACCAAGTCAGAAGATGCCGCACCTTGGAACAAAGAACAGAAAAGACCATCTCGATAAAATCGAAGAGGCAAGAGAAGAGTTTGATGATTTGATAGAAGCAGTGTTAGATTACTTCGTAGTTCCTATGAGCGGTTCAAACAAACCATTCGATGACCCTCTACCTTTCGACACAAAGACAAACAAGACCCGTAGGATTTTCAGAGCATTAGCAACAGGAAAAACCGACACTGCATTGTTCAAGGTATTAGCACTGGAAGGCAGAGCAGGTTATACAATGGTGAAAGCCTCAGAGTTAGAAAGCCTAACGAGAATGTTGGAGTTCTTACAAGATATAGAAGGTAGGAAAGACTTGCCTACTTTGGTTAATGAATTGGAAAAGGGAATCAAAACTGTCAATTTCATAATGCTAAACAAAAAAGGTTCTGCACTAGCAGAGGAAACTATGGTAGAGTTTGGTCATTATCTACATGAAGTCTTAGAGGCTAACGATATATCTTGGCCTTCCGACATGAAGTTCCCGAATAACAGTAGAGGCAAGACTCCCGAAGAGTGGAGTCAGATGTATGATACTGGTAAGGTGTATCCGTTTGAAGCAATAGAAACTCACATCAAGAGGAACATTGGAGGATACTCAGACAGTATGAGAACAATGGTTAGGGGTAGTGATAGAAGAGGAAAAGGCTCTAACACTATTGTTCAAAGATTCATCAATGCGATAAATGGAATGAAGATTCTAAGAAGTGAAAAGGAAAACACAATCCTATCGGTTCATGACGAGATTCGTAAGATGATGGGTAAACCCGTATACTACAACAATGCTAAGTTGGACAACTATGACCATGTAAATAGTGCAATTGGTCTGATGAAATCAAGATTCAAGGTTGATGTAACTGCACATGAAGTGGAGTCCATTGTAGGTGAATTGAACTCAATGGAAGAACTGAGCAAAAAGCATGGTGTTCCAAAGGAAGGTGTATATTTCTTGAAGGCTAATTTCAGGTGATAAGATGTTAGAGTTTCAAGAGATGTCTGAGGATGATGCCGTTAGAGTATTCTTAGATGATGGGTATTATGAATACCAAAAAAGAAGAGAGCGTTACCAAAAAATATCTCCTAATTCATCTTGGGCTACTGCACCCGCAAGAATGTTTGTTGGTTTTTTAGAAGATAAACCAGTAGGAGTTATTGGTTTTTCTAAATACAAAGGAGTTTTGTTAGGAGCAGGTATTCACGTTAGAAGAGGATTTAGAGGTAGAGGACTATCACAATTATTAGTTCAAAAACTCATAGAGGAAAAAGGAGGTCAAACTCTTTTTGTTAATATCGGCAACCCAAGAATTGCTAACACATATAGAAGATACGGATTCAAAGATATGAATGAAGAAGAGTTACCCGATGAATCAAGAAATGCTATTCAAGGATTAGAATTTGCCGACCAAGTTCAGAAGTGGGTTTGGGGAGTTCATCGAGATGTTTGGTTTGATGTGGTGAAAAATGGAATTAGATGATTTAGATTTTGTTTCAGCAATGGATATGGAACTATCTAAAACTTCATTTCCATACTTTTTTCAGAATGTTCTTGGAATGATGTTTCCCCCATACATGCAAGAATGGCTAGAGACAATGGAAAAAACAGATAGAACTGTTATTGTTTGTAGTCGTGACCACGGAAAATCTGTTTTTATGCACAGTTGGGTAGTATGGAATCTTGTCTTTCAAGAACCACCATATCAAATGCTTTACATTTCCTCTAACCAAAAGCAGACTCTTGTTCACATGAGAGAGATTGACAGATACTTCAATCACCCTGCTCTTAAGAAATACAAACCCAGTAGAGGTTGGGCTATTGGAAATATACAATTAACAAACGGTAACGCTATCTTGGAGCGTTCCGTTGGTTCTCAAATCAGAGGACTTCACCCACAGGAGATTATCATTGACGACCCTTTGAAGGAGTTCAGTCTTGCAGGTATTCAACGAGTTACTGATTGGTTCTTCGGAGATATGATACCAACACTTCATCATACATCTAAGTTGAGGATGATTGGAACTCCATTTACCTATACAGATATCTTTGCTCAGTTAGAGGAAAATGAAGCATATTCTGTTCAGAAGTATCCATGTCTAAACTCTTTGAATGAACCACTATGGCCTGAGCGTTGGGACTATGACGCACTAATGAAGAGAAAAGCAGAAATAGGCTCTCTCAAGTTTACAAGAGAATATCTTTGTGTTCCTATATCTACGGGAACTGCTCTATTCAATCCTGAGTTTATCGAGAAGTGCAAGAACAAGGACTATGTTTTGAAACTTGGACATCGTAAGGAGAAGGGATACAAGTATTATGTGGGCGTTGACCCTGCCATCTCAACAGATGGAGACTACAATGTAATCACGGTTTTGGAAGTTGATGATGAGAAAAATAAAACCATAGTCCATGTAGATAGGGCCAAGAATGTAGAGTTCAGAGAGAACATAGAGAAGATTAGATTAATTGGTAAAATCTTTGAACCAGAAGAAATACTCTATGAAACCAACACGTTTGCAAAAGCATTCACACAGGAACTAAGAAACATATCCGATTTGAATGTTAGAGATTTTACCACTACAAGAAAAAAGAAGCAAGAGATAATTCTGAGTCTTCAAATGAACATAGAAAATGGAAAAATAAACTTTCCATATGGCGATAATGCAAGCAGAAGATTGACGAATGCTTTGATAGAGGAACTGTCTATGTTCTCTATTACCACTGCCGGAAAGTTTGAGGGTGTAGGAGCGCATGACGACTTAGTTATGAGTTTAGCATTGGCAGTGGCTTGTGCTACAAAGACATCAGATGTGTTCCTGTTGTTAGATGATATGGGAATATTTGATGAGCCTAAACCAATGAACAGGTCTTTAGGCGGAATGATGGGGCTGAACTTCTAGGGGGGTAGTGCGTGACGGAGGAAGATAGCGAAATCTTGGAAGATATTCTTGAGCGAACAAAGCGAAGAGAGACTTTAGACCAAGAAATCGAAGAACGCACTAAGGATTTGAAACGCGCTTGGCTATCCAGTGTTCCAATAGAAGACCACAGTATTTTGGAAAAGAAATACGCAGAAGATTTCAGAATGAGCCTATCTGATGCAAGAAAGGAATTGAAGTATACTCTGACTAAGTATGAGATTGAGGGTTCTGATATTCCAAAGACAATAAAGGAATTGAAAAAATACCGAAGGACTCTCAAAGGAGAGGACAAGGTGAAGATTACCAATTCGATTGAGAATTTAATCAAGGCATATTCTGACCACTTGGATAAGAGTATGGATGACATTTACTGGATTAGTAAGTATAAACCAGTTCTCAAAGACATGACTTGCTCGGAAGATAATCTAATCAAACTATCATATGTTGATGATGCAAGTACAAGGCGAGAACTAGTTGATACTCTCTGTAAATATTGGGAAGCAAAAATAGAGAAGGAGGGTATGCCCTTCAATTCTGACTACTCAAGATTAACAAAGGAAATGACTAACACAAAAAGACAATTCAAAAGATTGCTGAAGAAGCATATGAAAACCACTTCTCCAAAGGATAAAATCAAACATCACATTCTAAAATCAATATGTGAAGAACCCGGAATATCAGCAAGGCAGATACATGAGAGACTACCGAAGAGTCTCTTTACTAGAACAACACCAAACGTTATTGCTAAAATGGCTAAACAGGAAAACATCACCACTGTTAATGGTGCTTTCTACAAGTTTAGTGATGAGATAAAGAAAGACATCTATGCCTATACTGCTGCGTTTATTGATTCTGATGGCTACATTACAATGGATAAGAATTACAATCCAAGAGTCGGTTTGGTTGCAACAGGAGAAAGAGGCAAGGCTTTCATGATGGAGATGCACAAGTCATTGGGATGTGGCAGATTGCATCTTGACCAAAAATCTCCACAGGACACAAGACCAGTAAACAGGTTGAACTTTTATTCGGGTGCTGATGTTACAGAACTACTCACAAAATGTAGGCCACATTTCAGAATGAAAGGTAAGAATGCTGACATTCTATTAGAGTTAATCAGAATGAAGAAATCGCATAAGAAGGCTGATTGGTACAAAGAAAGAAGGGAAGAACTATTCAAGTTGATGAAATATGAGAATCATAAAGACCACGTAGGTTATGATTTCACACGATATGATATTGATATTGATAGTGTTGCCAAGTTACATGATAATTGTAAGATGGGTGCAATGGATGTTATTGAGGGGGTGATTGCATGACTTGGTTTGACGTTCTAAAAAGAAAGTCTGGTAGGCGAGGAAAAAAGGCTCGCAAGAAGAGAAAGAAAGGTAAGTCAAAGGTGAATCAGGCTGGTAATTACACAAAGCCCACTATGAGGAAGAAACAGTTTGCAAGAATCAAAGCAGGTAGCAAAGGTGGCCCTGCGGGTAAGTGGTCAGCGAGAAAGGCACAGTTGCTTGCTCGGAGATACGAGAAAGCAGGTGGTGGCTATCGTGACTGATTGGTTTGATATCATTAGGAAAAAAAGTAAACCCCGAAGAAGAAAGGGTGCTAAGTCTAGTAAGAAAAAACTTAGGCGTAGAAAACAAAAGAAAAATCTGAAGCAGGGTCAACAGGCTCTTGTAGAATGGACTGATGAAGAGTGGGGAAGTGCAGAACAACACAGTGCCAAAGAAAAAGGAAAAAAAGCACCCTCCAAGACAAAGGGCAGATATATGCCAAAGGCTACTTACAAAAGAACTCCTAAATCTAGGTTGAAGTATCAAGATAAAAAGAAAAAAGAGGGACGTAAGAAAGGAAAGCAAAACGTCCCAACAGGAAAGAAATTCTCTCAGAAGTGATATTATGGATTGGTTTGAAGTTCTAAAGAAAAAGGGCAAGCACCCTGCTTTGAAGAGAGCGGGTGTTAGTGGTTTCAGTAAACCAAAAAGAACTCCTAAGCATCCTAAGAAATCTCATGTGGTTGTCGTCAAAGATGGCAAAAAGGTAAAGACTATTCGCTTTGGGCAACAAGGTGCTGATACAGTAACCGAGAAAGACCCAAAGGGAAAAAGAAAAAAGAAACAAGCATCATTCAAGGCTCGCCATGCTAAGAATATTAAGCGGGGGAAAATGTCTGCGGCGTATTGGGCTAACAAGGTAAAGTGGTAAGTATGGTAGAAGAAAGAAGAAGATTTAGTTTAACAAATTTGTTTAGGCAAACTACGCCTAAGCCCGCAGATAGAACAGTATACAATCCGGGTATACAAGAGAGAGATAATTCATATCTTTTGACTAGTCCAATCATCTATCACATAGTATCTCAATCAACTATTGTTAGAACCTGTATCACTCAGTTGAAACAGGAGATATTCAGAAGAGGATATCATTGGGATTCTAAGTTTGCTCTAAAATGTAGAAATTGTGGTAAGGAACACGAAAACACAGTAAAGCAATGTGTTGAATGTGAAAGCACTGATTTGGCAAAGCCTAATGTTGAACAACTAAAATATGCTAAAGAGTTCTTAGATGGGTATGTGAATTGCTCAGAGCAGATGTTTATTGATGTCCTAAAGGAACTTGAAGATGACTTGAATATAATGGATGACGCATACTTGGTAATGGTAAAGGAATACTATGCCGATAACAACTCCAAGGTCAGGATGCACAGAATAAAGGAAGTATACAGAGGCGACCCAGTTACTATGCACATCTATTCAAACGATTTGGGAGAAAGAGGCAAAGCCGGATATACTTGTTTAAGACATAGAGATAGAGTATATTCAAGTCCAACTGAACTTTGCGAAACTTGTAATTCAGAACTCTATCCTATTCATTATGTTAACAGGGTAAATGGTGAAGAACAGTATTTCGTAAAGGGAGAAGTTCTACACTTCAGCAAATACTCTCCAAGTAGATTATATGGACTTTCACCTATAATCACTCTATGGAATAATGTTACAACATTGATTGCTATGGAGAATTATGTTAACTCATCATATACCAAAGCAAGAATGCCGAAGGGACTTCTTGCTGTTCAAACAAGAAACATGGATTCGATGAAGTCATTTTGGCGTGGTGTCAAAGAAAAGATGGAGCAAGACCCACACTTCATACCTGTAATGGGAATAGAGGGAGAAGGCGGTAAGGGTTCTGTTGAATGGGTCAAGTTCATGGACAGTCTAAAAGAAATGGATTACATACAAGTTAAGGATGATTTGAGAGATAGGATTTCAGCATTCTATGGTGTGAGTAAAATCTTCATGGCAGATAACTCTGCAAGTGGTGGATTGAACAATGAGGGTATGCAAGTATTAGTTACTAATAGAGCAGTTGAAATGGCTCAAACAATTTGGAATAACTATGTGTTCCCATTTATGACGGAAGAATTTGGTATAACTGATTGGCGTTTGAAACTACCACCATCCGAAGAAGAGGATGAAATTGCAGTTCTACGTAAAAGAGAGATAGAAGTGAATGTCGCTGCTGCAATTAAAAACTTAGGATTTGAAGTAGACATGGATGATGAAGGTGGATTCATTTACACAAAACCTGAACCTAAAGAACCAACAGAAGGAGAAGGTGAAGAAGGTAGCGAAGAAGTTGAATTAGACCCATACGCCGGAACTGATATTGATGCCTCTCAACTAGGACAATTACAAGAACAAATGATGGGTGGTGGAAATAAGTCTGAGAGCAAACCTCAAGAGAACCCCCCCGCTACGAGAAACAAACCATCTATGGCAACTGGGCCGGATAAAAGATTTACAGGATTACCAAGAGAAGCCGGAAATGAAAATGTTGACGAAAGAACAGAGAGGAGAGTAGGATGAGTTGGGAAGATACGATAAGAAAGAATGTGTTTGATAAAAACCCTAATGATATGACTGACTTTATGAATGTCAGTCCTAGAATGGAAAGGGAAGCAGAAAAGAGAACACAGGGGGAAAATAGATACAAGATAGAGAGAATGTTACTGGATGCTTCTGTTGCTTTAGGTAATGCAGAAAAGTTGTTAACTGAGTTAAATAGAGAACATAAAGATGAATTAAACTCTACTGAATATATGAAAGGAGATAGATTAAAGAATAGTATGTCTAAACTCATAAGAAGAAGTGTAAAGAACATCTCAGTTGTTGAAAAAGAATTGTTTAGGTGATTTAGAATGAGTTGGCGGGTTATTCTGAAAGAGGTTTCTTGTCCTTTAGCCACTCAAGATTTAATGTTGAATACAAAAAATAGAGATGCTTCAGTAAAAAATCCTAACATCAGATATGGCCCACTTAATCTTGAAGATGAAGATTATTGGGTAGAATATGGAAAGAGATGGAATACTACTGCTGATGTAGCAAAAGAATCTAATTGTAGCAATTGTGTTGCTTTTGATATATCACCGAGAATGGATGACTGTATGCCGTTGACTACTGATGAAGATGGATATTTAGGTTACTGTTGGATGCACCATTTCAAATGTCATTCAGCAAGAACATGTTATACTTGGGCTAAAGGTGGCCCAATAGATGATGATGCAACATCAAAAGAAAATCAAATGAGGGGTAAACAATGAATTGGTTCGATGTATTAAAGAAATTAAAAGGTAAACAAAAACTACTTGACAAAGATGATGATGGAGATATTGATGAAGAAGACTTCAAAGCACTAAGGGAGGAGAAGGAATGAGTTGGCAAGATATACTAAAAAACGAGATGGACATAAAGACATTAGAAGAAATAGCAGGTGAATTGGAGAAAGCAGTTGAAGCACATGGTTCTCAAGCAAAGAGAATCAGAGAGATAATTTCTCAATACAAGAAAGAACCACCCACAAAAATGCCCTCACCACAATACATAACCAATAGGCCAAAAACCGCAGGGCAACAGTCTATGATAGATAGAGCAACTAGGAACTTGAGAGAACAAGAGAGAAGGTGATTACATGAGTGAAGAAAAAACAGTAAGAGAGTTAGAAAGAGAATTGAAGGCAGCAAGGGTTAGAGAAAGAAAGGAACACACCGATAAGGTGACTGTTAGTAGAGACTATTCTATTGGTGGTATTGATAGAGATACCACAGTAGAAAAGAAAAGTCCTGATTCTGCTGATATACCTGATGCTATTCTGCTACCTAAGAGTAAGAGAAACCGAAGAGAGAACATACCTTTCTGAGTTGGTTACATGACATGGACTAGTATTCTCAAGAGAAGCGAAATCCATGCTGATGTTATGTGGGCTTACAATCAAGCCCAACAACAAGAATCAACCAAGTTTCCTATTGCAGATTTGCGTGAGGCGCATCGTGCATTAGACGATGCAGCCGAAAAAGACGCAGAAGAAAGAGATGAATCGGAGGCTAAGGTTACAAATATTTTGAGTAGAGGTTTTTTCTCTAACTCAAGGGATAGGTTAACTCCTGTTGAGTTTGAGAAGGATAAAAGAAAGTTCGTCAACAGAATAAATAATTTAGAAAGATTACTAAACAAAAGAAGTACAGAATCTATGAAACTTCCCGAAGGACAGACATTGAACATAAGAGATTTAGATGCTATAAGAGAAGAAAACTCTTTGCTAGAATTATTGTTTGAGGGAGAGAAAAAAGTTCTCGTTAAACTAAGAGAAGGATTAGGAGAAAGAAAAGATGCTGCCATTGACTTTGCAGAAAAACTTACTGATGCAATGGAATCATGGGATAGGTACGGAGATAATACCCGTAGTAGAAATCTTGCTGATAACCTAAGACCACGACTATCATCAGGAGCAAAGAACCTACAAGCATATTTGTTAGAGGGAAAGGGTCGAATTAGAACTGAGGTTTCTTCTGTATTTCACGAAAAGAATGCAGAGTTCGATGATGAAAGTAAAACTTGGAGTCCTCTTAAGGTATATCCAAAGGGAAACACTTCCTTGGAATTACTTGAGCAAATATACTCTTATCTTAGAATACCAATAAAAATATCAGGAGAAGATGAAGCCGGAGAGAAGGCAATACGAAGTTATTTCTCATTGGATGTGGATGGTTTTGTAGAAGAGATTCATGATATGATAGGCAGTGATGACCCAAAGATTCACGCTAAATTATTCTTTAACAAGGATGATGTTTTGAGAAAGATATACAGAATAGTTCCTGAAATCATACAGATTGCAGAGGAAAAGATGGATGAGAAGGAAAAGAGGGATTTGCTTACTAAGCATTTTGACGTGTTGGAGTATCTGATTAGGATTAATTCTTTGACTGGTGATTATAGTAGACTCAAAGAAAGCAGGTTGGACAAGGTGAAAAGATTTGCTCATATGCGAAAGGGAAAAAGAAATCTCAGTATGAATAGAAACTTCCCGATGTTAGAAGATGCGTATGAGGAGTATGAGGCAAACCCAAGTGAATATCATGAAAGTGGTAGAAAACAAAGAAGGGCAGGGAAAGACGCTTCTTCTCTACAAACCCTTGGATTGAAACCAATACCTGACGGAGCAGTTAGGGGAACTTACCCTAAGAAAAAGAAGGTAGAAGACTTACAAAGAGAAATTGTTTCTTTCGGGGAAAAAGCAAGGGAAGCAATCAAAGAAGAACAAAAGAAACTTGCTGTTAACAAGCCTAAGACAGAAAAAGAAAAAATTCAAGCAGAGAGAACTTTCTTACTTCCTCTCAAGAGGCAGATAGAGAGATACACGAAAGAAGTAGAAGAACTAGGGTTACTGTTTGAGGATACTCCTGAGTCTGCTGCCGAGTTCCATGACTATGGAGATTTAAGTTCTGATAACTTAGATGAAAAAATAGAAGAAGCAAAGGAGCAATTGAAACTCGCAGAGGAGGCAAAATTGGAAGAAGAGGAATTAGAAACATACAAGGATTATGTTGTTACTCTGCAAACTATCAAGAAACTCCCCCAAATTAGAGAAACAGTTGGTAGGATTCAAAGCATAATAGATTCTGCTAAATATCCTATAATGTCTGAGCAACAATCATTAGATGAACCCTCATCTGAAGATGCAAAGGAGGAGTCTGCATGAGTTGGCAAGATGTTCTAAAGGAAGAGGGATTCTACTTCGCTCCTGTTTTCATTGAGAAACTCGACGGTAAGCAGAAAAAGAAGTTGAAGAAACTCATACAGAAGGCCCAACCAACAAACATGATGGGTCAAGACATGACTCAACTCTCAGATATAATCGAAGAACTGAAAGATATGGATTTAGTAAAATCCGACAAGAAACTAAGTAAAACCGTAGAAGGGTTTGATGAGAAGAACTTGGATATCCTCGCTTCTGCCTCTGAGTTGAGGAAAGACTACGAAACATTATTCACACAACTAAGGAAAATGGTTTATCCACCATCAAAGAAAGGTAAGCAGTGATACAATGAATTGGAAAGAAGAACTAAGAATACGGATTAAAGAAAGTTTATCTAAAATGTATGAGGAGGAAGCATACAATGAGTGACGAGATGTTGATGCTGATGAAAGAATTGGTAGACAAAGTGAAAGCCTTAGAGCAAGCAGTTTACCACAAAGACAACCTATTGATGAAATCAGGATTTGTTGTTTACGATTCACCTACACCCACAATGAATAGTAAAGATGTTGTAGGTAGTAGTACGATAAAAAAGAGTATGGATTGGGAAGACATACATGAATTAGTAAAACAGATGGAGTGAGCGATATGCCGGAGAGAGTAACAAAAGAAGAGAAAGTAGTCGAATTGGCTATTGCAAAAGCAAAAGAAGTATTGCAAGAGGCTAAACACCTTGGGCAGTTAGAGTTAGATGAGCCTCTTACTGGTGAAGAAGTAAAAGTAAAAAGACCAAAGAAGAATCCTTCGGAAGAACCTTTGCCAAAAACAAGTAATGTCGAAGGAAAAGAAGATAAGTTAAATGACTGAATCCCTACGAAAGACTTGAGGGGTCAGATGCCGCAAACAGGAATAGAGTTTGAAAAAGAAACTAGTGGCCTCACAAAACAGGTCTTAGATTTCTTTGAGAAGGTTCGTTATTCCTATCTTTCAGCAAGAGAAAATCCCGATGACTACGGGGATGCTTGGAAAAAAACAGTAAAGGATATCAGAGAACAATTAGATTCTCTTGATGATTTCAGCAATGAGTTGAAAACTTATGTCAAGGAAGACTTGGCTCAATCTGATGAAGCATACAATCCAAAGTCAAGACAAGCAAAAGAATTGTACGAAGCGGTAAAAGAACTTAGGTTCAAATCCGAAAAAGTCAGTGACCCGTTTTCAAAACAACTTGGTGATGATGTAATACCTAAGTTGTTGAAGAATGAAGCATTATTCGCTTATTTTATTCATTATGCACTACGCTCTCATGCAAATGCTTTACCTGAAAAAGCGTGGAAGGCAGTGGAACTCAAACCTGACAAGATAACTCAAAACGTGATGGGTTTGGATTTAGAGCCAAAGGACATACCGCTATACATCATAGAACATTATGGCGGGGAAGAGGAAGACACAAGAAGAGTAGAGAGTAAGTTCAAGGGGGCTTACAAATTATTGGAGAAGGTGTATGCCTCTCAATATGATGAGGGTAAATGGGAGAATCTTGTTGAGTTAGATATTGCTAAGAGTGAGCAAAAGCAAGAAATTGATTTTATCGTTCCCAACAAACCAATGTATAGAATCTTTGAGATAGATGACATGAAGGAAATCAAGGGTCTTACTGGTGAGTACATTGTCCAAGAGAAGTATGACGGGATGAGAATACAACTTCACAAGTTCAATGGTAAAGTCAGAATATACTCTTTCAATGAAAAAGACATTACAGATAAGTGTTCAAAACAAGTTAAGCAATTAGAAAAGAAAGCATTTGGGGATTGTATCTTAGATGGAGAACTCATGTTGTTTGACGGTGATGAACCACTACATAGAGCAGATACAATAGCCCATGTTTTCAAGAACAAAAAGGGTGGTGAACTAAAAGCACACGTCTTTGATATTATGGTTCATGAAGGAAAGAACATCGCTGATGAAACCCTAAGAGAAAGAAATAACATTCTTCTGTACCAATACGCTCAACATTCATCAGAAGACTTAGCATTCCCATCTAAGAAAGATACAAGGATTGCTGACTCCATAAAAGAAGTAGAAACCTATGCTAAAGAAATAATGCAGTTACCTGCATCAGAAGGTGTGGTAATCAAGGATATAGAATCAACATACTACATTGGGGTTAAGAAAAATCCTAAGTGGATTAAGTGGAAGAAGTTCGTTGACTTGGATGTTATAGTTTTAGATGATAAGAAAACAAAGAGCAACTTACATTCCTACACAATGGGAGTTGGGCCAGTAAATGCTGAAACTGCTAGGAACTACAAGACTGTTGAGTTTGAGGATAAAGACTACTTAGAAGTAGGTAAGGCTCTCAATACAAAACAATCAGTAAAGATTGGTAGCATAGTCAGAGTGAAAGTTGACGAGGTTAAAAAAGGAAAGGACGGTTTCAAATTGTTCTCTGCTAAAGTTATAGAGATACCTGAAGTAACACAATCGGATACTGTTGAAACATTAGAGCAATTAGCAAGTAAGACAAAGAAATCTCTCAATGCAATCGGATACACCTTTGGAGAAACAGTAGGCGGTGCATTTGAAGTTACATCAGGAATGAAGAACCCAAGAGGTCAGACTAAGAAAGATGTAAAGAAAGGATATTACATTACAGACCACATACATGGAACTGCTGAGATTATTCTAAAGGAGGACATGGATGGTTTCACAATCTATGGGTTTGAGGGAGATTCTCTTATGCAGAAGAATGCTCTATACAACATAGATATGTGGAAAGAACAAGTGGTTAGTATAATGAAAAGTAAACGTTCTACCTTTAGATTGGCTATCCGCAATGAGATATTAGACAGTGGTAGAGATAATCTAAGGTTTGAGCAGATATTAGATTATGTCAAAGACAAACATCAAGGAACCTTTGAGGATTTATTCGACTCAGATGAAGGAAGATTAATGTCTTGGATGAAACAACAAGAAGATTTGGTTTATCTTCATCCCAACAAGTTTACTGCAAGAGAAGACGTATTGGAAAAGGATGTTGAAGAATTACAAAAAGAAGAAATGGGAAAGTATACAATTAATCTTAGAGAAGATAATAATGTTGATTTAATCATAGAATACAAAGACGAGCGTATGGGTTGGACTATTGATATTGAAGAGTCAGAAGACATATACGAGTTGTTTGGTAAATCAGGTAAGTATCCGGCTATTGTTATGAAGAATGCAGGTGAGCCTAAGAAAGTCTTAGATAAAGGAAATATAGAATTAGGAATTCAAAAAGATGGATACCATGAATATAGATTAGATGGAGATAAGTTCCAAACAAGAATGCACTTTAGAGTAATTCCTTTAGATGAACAAAAGAGTTGGATAGCATGGACAGGAAAGAAACAGGAAATGTTAGACGATGAAGAGAACCCAAATAAATGGAATCTGAATGAAGACTCTTATGCTCAATTACCTTTCCCTTCGGATAAAAAAGAGTAAATATTACTATTACTTCATATAGTAAGAGTGTAAAACTTACCGACAATGCTGATGATGGGTACTCCTTTACTAAAGGCTGAGAGTAACCATGAGTTTAGTATTTTGAAGTCTGACAACCTAATTATTGGTGGTTATGCTTCAATCGAAATAGTGGACAAGCAGAATGATTTAATCACACTTGAAGCACTACAAGATGCAGTAAACAAATACATGGTTGATGAGAAATACAGAAATGTAATGTCTAACCATTCTAATGTGCAAGTTGGAGAAGTTGTAGAACAGTATAGAGATGCTAACGGAGTTTTGCACAAGACTGCGGTAGATGACGTAGGATTCTATGTTGTAATAAAACTACGAGATGATATTGAGAAAGCAAAAGAAATTTCAAGAGGAATTAGAAAGGGAACTCTACGTTCCTTTAGTATTGGAGGACAAGCCATTTCAAAGAGACAGAGAACTTCTGATGAGTATGGGGAGTACAATGAGATAGACAGGTTGGAACTGCATGAAGTTACAATCTGCGAGAAGGGGATAAACCCCGAAGCGAAATTCGACATTTTAAAAATGGAGGAAAAAAACATGAGTGAAAAGTTAGAAAAAGCACTTGAAGAACTGAACGACCTGATGAAACAGGTTAGTGATGTTACTTCAACAGAAAATGAAGACGTAACGAAGAACGAAATGGCCTATATGGACACCAAAGACGACGAGATGGCTATGGCTGATGATGAATCAGGCAGCATGGACAAGGGTATGTACGGCGGCAAGGATATGGACAAGGCAGATGATGAGGAGATGGACGACGACACGAAGAAGGAACTTGATGAAGATTCAACAAGAGACTACGATGCCGGAGAGTTGGTTGTAGATAACGGCAACCCCACTGATACTCCAACCGAACTAAAGTCATTTGGTCTTGATGGAGCAGACTTTGCTACACTAGACCTATCTGCTGAGAACGTAGAAAAGGCATATGCAAAGTATAAGGCGGAGAAAATGGAAGCAATGGCTTACGATTCTCTATCAAAGCAATTTGAAGCCCGTCTTACAGAAGAGTTGTCTGTAAAGAAAGCGGAAGCAGAAAAAGCATCTTACGATGCTCGCACAGATGTAGCGGCACTAAAAGAAGAGTTTGCTGAACTACGCAAGTCATTGTCCGAGAAGGACACAGAAATAAGGAAGGCACAGGAAGTAGCATTTGCTCTACCTGATGGAATGCCAACAAGCATTGAGGCGGCGGCTGATATGTCTTGGGAAGATATTCACGCATTAACAAGAGGTGATTAAACATGTCAGGATACATTAAAACATTGAAAGACCTAGAAGCAGCAACATACGGATACGGTGGAAACACTGGTAATGCTCTACTCAAAGCGGGTGGAGTTGTTGGAGGATTCGGAACTCCTCACGATACAGCAAGTAACCCATTTACTGCTGCCGCAGGTCTTGGCGACCTTTACAACGTTCTGTATGGACAGAAAGTTTGGTCTATGCTAAACCAAGAAGTTAACCCTCTTGCTATGTTGGCTAAGAGGCCATACACATCTTCAGGTTGGAGAGTTCTAAAGAGCCGACCTATCGGTGGTAGTGGTTCTTCCTTCGCAACAGGTTCTAACGCTGTAACTGCAAACATTTCGTCTGCAAACGCAGCAACACCAAGAGCAGATACAATTGGTGGAGTTGGAGAAAATGCAGTTCTTGGAACTGACTTTGTTGCACTTGCACCTGAGTACACCAAACTGTATGTCAGCCCTAAGACTATTGCACACCTGTTTGAGTTCTCAGAACTCGGTATGGAACTTGCTGCAATTGATGATGGTGTCGGTGACATCAGGGCAATTGTTCGTGAGGACATGGGTAAACTACACGCAGAAGTTCAGAGCAAGATGCTAGTTATGCCTCTTGAGAAATACTCAGAGAACGGAACAACTGGAATTGAGAAGAACTATACTTCTCTACTAAAGATTGTTTCATCTGCTGCGGAATTGGCTCAAATGGCTGATGACGATGTATTCTACCACAACCAGACAAACAACGGAACTGCTGCACAACTTGCTGATGCAACCAGTATCTTTGGAACTGAGAGAACTGTAACTGTCAATACATCCGGTGGTAGTGGAAACTACACATACACTGGTGTTGCATCTTTCCTTGATGCAGAGGTTGACTTCGGAGCAAACTACACATCAGGCGGTTGCCGTGTACTAACTCTAAGTCTACTAAATGACATGATTCGCAGAATCAGACAGAATGGTGGAAACCCGAAAGTTATCATTACCGGATACGATACCATCCAAAAGATTGCTGACTTGCTACAAAGCCAAGAGCGATTCATGGACAGGAAAGAGGTTGTTCCAACCCACAACGGAGTTCGTGGTGTAAAGGGACAGGAAGTTGGATTCAGAGTTGCAACATACTATGACATCCCAATTATCCCTGCAAAGGATATGCCTTCTACTGGTAAGTCAACAAGCAACAGGCTTAGTGACATACTGGTTCTTGACACTGACCACCTGTGGCTATCTGTGATGAAGCCTACTCAATACTTTGAGGATGGTATCACTAGTGGAAACCCATTCGGTGTTGGCAAACTTGGGAACCAAGGAATGTACCGCACTATGGGTGAGACTTGCTGTTCCTTCTTCAAGGGACAAGGTAAGATTACCAACCTAAAGAGTGCTTGATTTCAACACTGAATAAGTAAGTAAATCTGAAAAACGTAAAGTAGTAGCCTCTGCCCCGACAGTATGGGGCAGGGGTTACTGCCGAAACAAAAAAAGAGGTAATAATATGGCTTATATTAGATTGAAAGAACACAGAACAAGAGGCGATATAGAGATACAAGGCGCAGGTGAAACGGTATATTCTGTCAACGAAATACCTGTTGAGATACCTGCAAGAATTGCTGCACTTTACTTGGGTGACGAGCAAATGATTGTAGAGTTTATTGATAGCGATAAGAAAGATATCAAGAGTATGCCTGAAAATAGATTGGTTTCTATTAGAAACCATTTGGGTTTAGATGAGGGTGCAGATGTTTTGAACGTCCTATATCCTAAGAAAGCAAGAACTACTGTTAAGAAGAAAGTTGAGGAGGTTGTTGAAACTGTTACTGAAACCGTTGTTGAAACAGTTATACCAGAAAAGAAAACACCTGCTCCTAAGAAAGCAACAACCAAAAAAGAACCTGCTAAGAAAACAACCACTAAGAAGGAAGTGGAATGATGGTAGGAGGAGTAGCGGGTAGTCCAGTTAGAACCGCTAGTGCAGTGTTAAATGTAGGTAACTGTAAATTGAACAGTGTTCATTTTACTTCTACTGGAACTGCAACTCTAAAAATATACGACCACAATAGCACAACTGTTGGTTCTGCTGATGAGGTCGCACGTCTAATTTTAACCGCTAATACAACAACTGAGTTCGATTTGCATGGGAGAGCAATGGGAACAGGTATTACGGCAATATTAAGTGGTACAGGGGGAGCGTACTCTTGCACATGGAGTTGATTGCTTGCCGGTTATAGACACAGATACACGCTTAATAATGACTATGCTCTTTGTTGGAGCAGTAAGTGGATTGAACATTTACGTATACGCCTTAGTGGGAGTTTCCTTCCCATATGGCGGAGTGGCCCATGCAGTGTTATTCGGAGTTAGCACTGTCGGTGGGATAATGATATTGAAAGTAGTATTAGATTTAATTGCCAATGACTTCATAGAGGAGTTCTTACTAAAGAGAAGAATAGATTCTTATTGGAATAGAAAGGCAAACGATGAAGAAAACAGAAAGAGGGTCAGAGAGTCCTTACTTCAATTCCAACAGGCATATTATCAGAACCAACAGATGCAACAGAATGTTGTGGTTCAGCCAGTGAACGACAATACTCTAAGCCCTACTTTCTTGACACAGTTCCAAGAGTGAGGTTAGTGCATGGTCGGAGAAATCCTAATGGGGTTCGATGAATCCACATTAGCATATGACTTACAAAGAGCGCATTCTGCTGATATTTGGTTTCTAAGAGCAAGGTTCTACATTTGGGGAGCATTGGCTTCTGTCGGAACTTTTCTAATAGGCCATGCTTTGCCGATGTTCGGTGTTAATCTATACTCTATCTTTTGGGATGGGTTTGTCTCTCTTTGGAATCACTTATGGGGGTGAAGCCTAATGTCCGTGATGACGGGCTTTGCCATACTCATAGTTGAGGCTATGAACAAAATGTATCAACGGCTTCACTCTATACCGTTTGGGGTGTATGGTGCAAGCAAAGTAGGTAAAACAACATTACACCACCAATTGAGAACAAGAGGGGAAGTCCCTGCTATTACTGATAGAACAGTTGGTTTGCATCGAGCCACAAGAAAGTATGTCAAACTTGACGGTGATGCTCACACAATAAAATCAGCAGATGTTGGAGGAGAAACGGTTTATTGGAACGAATGGTTAGAAGACATGCGTGGTCGTCATGTAAAATACATTATTTTTATGATAGATGATAGACATATGGATAAGCACTATGATATAGAACAACAACTATGTTGGACATTTTTAGTTGATACTATTTGTTCATCCTATTGGAATGTGAACGGAGTTAGCACTATTGGTGGATTGATGGGGAAGAAAAGAAAAAAGAAACCTCATGATTACCCAATAGCAGTATCTATTTGGGCCAACAAATATGACTTGTGGAAAGACAAATATGATTACAATGGAGATATGGATAAACACCCTATATTTGAATCATTTAAACCGGGTATGCAAAAGTTGAATGATAAGGGAATACCATGCCATAAGTATATTGTAAGTGCTAAATCTGATTCGGAGATGGTATATAGGGGAATCCTAACAATCATAAAGGACTACTGAGGGAGGGATACCATGTCTATGCAATTTCAGCCACCTAGTTTAATTGGCGCACAGTCAGCAAATACAGGAATGAACCCATTCCTTGACAGACTCTCTGCTGCAAGAGCGGCAGGTTCAGTCATGCTTTATGAGTACAAAAGTGTTAAGCCAAAAAAACAATTGAAAGAAATAACTAAGGTTTTGATGCCCGAAAAGAAAAAATTGTTAGGAATAAAATACGGGTTCAAATACAACATAAAAGATAGATGTGTAGTATGTGGAACACAGAAGAATTGGGAAGCAGGGGACACAATGAGGCCACCCCTTCCTTTACATAAAGTGCGTAAAGGATACCCGATGAGAGGAACATATTGTGAGAAACACGCTCAGATACATAGGCAGTATGAAATGTTAGAGCAACAAATGTTAGCAGAGGAACATGGTCTTTCTTTTAGTGCTTATATTCCATCGGCAAGAAGTTTGAATCCTCTAGCAAGTGGCCCTATGACTAGTCTAAAACAGGGAGATATTACTTCTTTAACATCATTAGGTTGGACTATCAAACCTCCTATTGCTTTAGTAGAAACTAAAGAAGAAGAATTGTTCAGATTAATCATAGAAACTAATGGAATCAATAGTAGGATGAAAACTCTATTAGCCGAAGGCACTAGGGTATCATCAACACAAGACGAGGAGGATGTAGAGTAATGGGATTATTTGGAACAAGTAACAGTTCGTTGTCTACTCAAATACAAGGACAACAACAAACTAACTTCAAAGCCATGAATAATCTATTGACACTACAAGAAAATCACGTAGAGGATTTCTTTCAGTATCATGGAGAAGCATTTTTGGGTGCTTTGGAGAAGTTAATTGAGGATGTGGTAACACGTTCAGTAAGTCAAATGTTAACTAAGTTAGAGTTTAATCAGAGTTCAAGTGGTAATCTAACAATCGCTCCTGAAGCACTTACTGAGTTTACGTCAATAACCCAAGAAAATATTGATTTGGATTTGGCTAATCTTTTGGCTACCGCAATAAATAGTGAAGTTGTTATGCAAAGGAGAATGGCTAAACAACAGTATCTTGAAGCACAAGGGTTCTCCTCTCCTTCTCAACCACAACCTACAACAACTCCAATGGGTATGAATCCAAATGGATTAGACCCATCACAGATACAAGGTGCTAATATGGCAGTTGGAATGAATAACACCATGATGCAACAACAAATGGCTTTCAATAACCAATCAGGATATCCTGTTCCTCCTTCTGGATATGACAGTATGAACAATCCATATTGGATTGACCCCGCAACAGGCCAACCAACATACAGTCCACCGCAGAGTGGATTAGGTATAGCATCAGGACTCGGAAAAGCAGTTGCATGGGCTAAGTGGTTAGCATAGGATGGGGTCTGATGGATGGCGGAGATAAAAGTAACAAGTAGGGTTGTTGACGGGTTAAAAGTAGGATTTATTCTCAAACCCGAAAAGAAAAAACAATCTGTTGATGACTTGTTTAGTGATGATGAGTTATTCAGAACTCTTACTGCTTTTATCTTCAATGGTATTTCTAACACATCACCCATGAAAGGAGTTCGTAGATTAACTAGAAAATTAATCTCACTAGATGATTCTGATTATAGAGGTACAGACTTAGAGTTCAATGAAATAGAGTATGAAAAATATCTTGATAACTACTTTACTAAAATAGAGAAAGCACAATTAGATGAATTAGTTGATATGCTTGAGAATATGAATTTCGTTACTAACTCAGGTAAAAATCGTGCTTTTTCACAAGGACTTCGTAAAGAGATGGCAAAAGAAAATATTAGACTTTTAGATTTGAGGAACGACTTGAAAGTTAGTAAATTACTAGGTAAGAGATACGGTAAAGGATTAGATGAAACTGATGTTGATGATAGTGTAAAAGGTAAGAAGGCTGCTGAGAAAAGAAGAGAGGAAAAATATGAGCAAAGAAGCAGTAGATTGTTAGGGGCTTTTGATAGAAGTGAACCCGCACTCTATCCATCAATATTAATGAAGCACATTACTATTTCAGGTGGAGTAATAACTATTGATACAGAAGAATATTTCAAAGAGATTTTCAAGAAAGAAGGGTATGGAACAATAGGAACAGGCTCATTTCAATTTAATGTAGGCGGAGCATCAAAATCAACATTTGAAGGTAAGGATGAAGAATCTAAGAAGGAAAAGGATAAGAGATTAGATAGAGAAGGAGAGGAACAAGCATTAGAAGACTTTGGTTCAGATATGGAAACTGATGAAGGCATAACTCAAGAAGAAGTAAAAATGCTGACTAAAGCAAATCCTGATGCTATCATTTCTGAAAACTATGGACAACCAGTTGACCAATTAGTATCTCTTGTGATTTTAGATGGTGGTAAATATGAATTGTTTGTGTTTGGAGAAAGACAGTCTTTCAGTTCTAATAGTAGAGATGAGAATATGGAAGATGTTTGGAATGCTATTCAAGACGTAAAGATGCCTGATAAGAAGTCATTACTTGATATTCTTCGCTCACAGAGAAAATCAGTATTGAAAGACACTATCCTTTCTTTCATTACTCCAAGAGAAAATAAGATATCCATAGGAACTGCTACTATGACGTTAAAGAGAAAAGAATGGAAAGATGAAGAAGATTTTATTCTTTGGTTGACCAAAGGAGCAGGTAGTGAGCAAGATAAGAAAGTCGTCACAAAGGCGAGAAAACTTTCTGAACATCTTATGAAGATTGATAATCAGATAGATGCTATTGAAAGTAGTTGGAATGAGTATAATACCAATGTTTCTTTTGATAGATTTTTCTCATACTTAATGTCTAAACAAAGAAAGGAAATGGTAGGTTGGCTTCAAGATTTAATCACAAGCATAAAGGATGACAAGTATAATGTTGATAATCCAATACAACAAGAAACAAAACCTGTCGTAGATGCAGAAGGAAACCCTGTTTTAGATGAAAGAGGATTTGCAGAGCGAGAGGTTGTAAGAGAGGGGAGGATACAGGTTGAGCAACAGGGTAAGAAAGTTAAATACGAACCAGTATATGATAACCATGAAAAACTCATGGGGTTATTATCCACATTAAGAAAACAATTGCGTAATAGTAAGATAACAGAGGGACTTAACGTTGGTCAGTTCTTTTTACAAGAAGGAAAGAGAGAGGACTTAATCTTGGAAGAACTACAAAAAGATGTATTAGACGCTCTAAAAGGACAAGGAGACTTTCAGACTTACAAGGATGAGGAAACAGGAGAGTCTACTGAATTTAGAATGACTACAAACAAATACGTTCCAATAATCAAATACACATCAAATGCTCCTAAGAAAATGGTGATTGATACTAAGTTAGACGGAATATCAAGTAGAGAGTTCAAGCGCGGAAGATTCAGTGAATCAAGAGTCAGAGCAACTGATAAACAGAAGGAAGAAAGAGCAGGTAAAGGGGATAAGAATGACCCTGAAGAATTACAACTTGTTTATAATGAATATATGGCTTTGAAGGAATTAATAGGAAGTGTATGAAATGAGTAAGGTTCGTTCTCCAAGTGATTTTACAGATATTAACGTGAACTACGCAATAGGAAATGGACATTATACCACACATACAGATGTTTCTAATCTCTTGCAAATAAGTGCCTTCAGTGATACTACTACTCCTACTAGAGCGGAAGTAGGTAAGATAATCAAGAGAGTAGAGGAAAAGATTGATGATAGCATAAAACAATCTTACAGGCCAATAATACATCATGAGGAGTTCTATTCTTTTGATGGATGGAATAAGGGTTCATACCCTGTTCAGCCTTATCGTGATTATGTAGGTTTTATTCAACTATCACAACCCAAGATTCAGAAGTTAGTTCGGCTAGAAGTATGGCAAGGTGATAGGTATATTGACTTGGCATCTGCAACTGCTAGGCTAACCCTACCAACTTCTGTTACTAATAGTGCATGGACAATATCTCTCACTGCCGGAACTTACACTTTCAATCTCGTAGAGGGAACTCACTTCTATGATAACTTTGGTTCAAGCACAACCGCAAGTCAACTGTCTGATGCAATCAATGAGAGATTCCCCGCAAAGACTGCTAGGTTTACGGGAGAAACTGCTCGTAAGACTTTGAAGGACACCACTAATACGGTGAGCATATCTGATTTCTTCTATGCAACAGTTGATTCTGAGAATGGAGATACCGTTGTAATATCCTCATTACTATTGGGTAATGATGGTTCAAGTTGTAATATAACATCCACATTCGGGACTATTGAATCATTTACTGGTAATCAGGACTCAGGAAGAACAAGAGACTTTTGGCAGATGAAAAAAGAGGGTAAGATATTCTTCTATCAAGAGTACCCTCATGTTACTAATCATTCAATCAGAGTTGCATATGTTGCGGGTGATGGTAGAGTACCTGCACCAATACATGAGGCAGCGACTAAGTTTGTGGCGGCAGAAGTAATACGACATGATGATAACTCAATCATGATTGCTGAAACAGAATCAAATATAGATTTGAAAACTAAGCATGATATTCTTCTTGAGGAAGCAAATAAGATAATTGACGGCAAGAAAAACATAATCCATTTCATAACGTGATACTATGGCGAACCTAATTTCTACCTTTAATGAGATTCTAAAAAGGGAACAGGAAAGGAATGAGATACTAAACGAAGTAGGTTTAGCAGGGTTTTCTCTAAGCGATGATGAAGTATTCAAACACGCAGTAGAAGCCTTTGTGGACAAAGTAAGAGAGCAAGCAGTGGAGGCGGCGTATGGCAGAACTCCTTGATGAAGTTACATTCGTGAAAAGACTTCTTTCTGATAATTGGAGTGCCTCTGCTTTATCACTATACAACAGTGGCAAGATAGCAACTAACCTCCCTGTTCCTAAAATCATAGATGTTCGCTCGATTGAGCCACAAGAAGGGAGAAGGGTAGATGTAGACTCAAACAATGTGATTGTCATCTTTGAAGATAGTTCCTCCACCACATATCCTACTATTGATTATGCTGTTAGAAACGAGACATTTACCTTTACGGTACACATACGAGTATTGCATAGAAGGGACTTTCCCGACAATACAACTTCAAGAGATAGGCTCAGAATACTATATCGAATCGTGCGACACATTCTTGAGACAAACTCTCTTAGCCCGACCATAACGACTACAACGGGAGGCTCAACTTACACTGATAGTGCAGAGGTAATCAAACTAACAAGTAGAAGTGAAGCCAATGATAGAAAGAAAAGGTTATTGGGCTACAAACTAAGCGTAGAGATGAAGAGAATGGGGAGAAGCATATGACGACAACCGCAATATTGACTGATGAGGTGTTTACCGGAGCAGGTTCATCTGCTACGATGATACCTGAATGCGACATACACTTGCCCTCTTGCGACCTTTCCTCTGTTTTCTCAGTTGTTGATATTGAGAGTGCATCTACCGAATCAGTAGCGATGCACTTAGTTCCCAATCTATATGTTGGTTGTATGGCTAAAGTGGTTAATGCAACAAGTGCCTCTTTTAACGGAACATACATGATAAAGAGCAACACGATAAACTCAATCACATTTGGAGAGGATGTTGGAGATGCTGCCAATGACGATATTACAATTACAATACAGGCATTTGGTGCGCCATCACCTGCACCCAATGTGATATCAGGAAAGCCTACGTTGTTGGCTGATAACTGGTTAGGCTTAGTCAATACAATTACTCCTCCATCAGTTGAGGTTGAAGTGGGACAACTAAATCTCGCATTGGGAGGAAGCAGAAACTTCGGATACCAATTCAAGAAGGGAGAAACCGTCAGTGGTGGTTCTCTTGATATCTCAATGAATAATGGTTCATGGCTTTACTATGTCTTAGGAGATTACACTGTATCTAATGGTTCAGGTGGAGGTGGAACTTTACACTCATTAGGTGGAAGTGGAAGCCTATCAGGAAATGGAGTAGCATTAGATACTACTGCTGACAGACTGGTTAGAGTTATTGGTGGTAAAGAGTATCCACCATCATCAAGCATAGGAAACTTACAAATGGTCACAGAGAATACTGGTGGGTACTTTGTCTACAACTTCACTGAAAATAATGGAGATTCATTGCCTTCATTCGCATTGGAACTGGCTTATGAGAAAACAGGATTAGCAGATGCAAATTACTACGTTGGTTCGGAGGGAACATCAACTGATGCTACTACAAAGCCAATCAAGGATATCTATGCAAAGGTATTCACTGGATGTCAAGTAAACAGTATGACCATGAACTTTGAAGAAGGTCAAGAGTTGAAGACAAGTTTAGACTTGGTTACAAGAAGGGCATTTGATGCACCAATAGATTACACTCCAAGAAGAAGAGTTCGCACAAACACTTCTCTATTCAACTACCATTCTGATGATACTAACAACAGACCATACCTTTTCTCAGGTGGTCTGATACAGTTGTATGGTCAGACTATTGCAAGAGTAAAGTCAGGAAGTTTGACTATTGCTAATAACATAGCCCCTCAGAGATTCATAGGACAGTCCTCAAGGCAAGTCATGTCTGCCCATATTCCGGCACAAAGAACATATGATATCTCTCTAACACTATTAATTACAGACTCAACAGTTTGGGATGAACTCAGAAAGGAAGGAGAGTCATTAGGAACAGGTCAAAGGCTCACCCTAAAGTTTGCAAAAGATTTGGACAATGCCACTGTTGATGATTTCATTGAGTTGAAGTTCAATGACTATCTAACCCAAAGCGTAAACATACCGTTCCCCGAAGACAAAGGGCCAGTAGAGGTAGAAGTTACCTTATCGGCAAGGACTTTGGAAAGTGCAACATATCAAGGAGATTGGAAGATACTACAATCTGCGTCAGGAGTATAGGGGGATTTCTAAAGTAAATAGAATCCCTATACAGTTCATACATTCCACCAACATTGTTTGTTTGTTGGTTTTTAGTTAGGTGGAAAGACATTATGAGTGATGAAAAAATAGTAAGTGATAAGAACAGTTTGTTTGCGACAGTAAACACCGATTGCCATACGTTGAAGGTTAGCCCTGATTCGGATGAAGTGCTGAAAGTTTGGGTAAAAGAACCCACTTGGCTACAAGTAGAACAAGCACTATCATCTGTTATGAATATGAGCGATAGTGGTGAAATGAGTCTTGATTTAAATAAAATGTATAAGTTTATGTGTCAAGAGTTTGTTGAAAAGACAGAACCACATCTTACTAGTTTAGAATTGCTCAGACTAAGCCCTTATGTTGGGTCACAGTTGAAAGAAGTCCTCCCAAATCCATTCTTTGAATTACAGGAGGAGGATACAAAAAAAGCAATATAATTCGGCAAGCATTAAGTGGTAGAGAAGTAGACCCGTCTATTGCTTTTAGGATTATATTGTATTCATACTGCAAGACTTTCTCAATAAGTCCCGCAGAAGCACAACACACCCCAATGAAATTAATGAGTGAAATGCTACAAATACACGCAGAAGTAGAAACATTGAAGGGTAAAGAAATAGAAAAGGAGTTAAAGAAACATGACAGAATCAACAGATGATTTGTCTAAATTGGCCTTAGCATTTGATAGGGCTAACAATTCTATAACAAGAACAGGTCAAGCATTCGGTGAATTAGCAGAAAGCAGTAAAGAGTGGACAGTTGTTAGTCGTATTCTTTCTGGTACAGGAGCATGGAGATTACAGAATCAGATTCGTGCTATTGGTCAAACAATTAACATATTTCATAAAAGACAAGAAGAAGCGACTAAGAGTACAATTGAAGCAATTGATGCAAATGTGAAATTAGCAGAATCGTTCAAGGATATACAGGACGCTAGAAATAAATTAGCAAAGGGTGGGGAAGCACTAGAGAATGACCCGATATTCAGTATGTTTAGTGGAACGGCAGGTGTTGATGCTGTAAAAGAGTATGGTAAATACTTAGACTTAGCCGAAAGCAGATTAAATAAAGCAAAAAAAGGAGTTGGCGTAGCAATAAGAAAAGCAGCACTACCTGACGCTGCTACTGATTTTATGAGAGGAGGTTTCTTTGCAGATGAAAAGGGAGAAGGCGGTGTTGTAAATTTTATGAAACAGAGTCGTCAACAATTTATGAGTCAAGGACTTGGAAGACATTTTGTTAGAGGAGGAGGAGGACTTAGAGATATAGGTATGGCTAGAGATACATCAGGTGAAGTTTTGAATAAAACTGCATTTGGTGATAGAAAAATGTATAGACAAAGGATGAACAATATCGCTAAGAAACTGTCACCAATAGCAGGGAAGATAGGTCAATACTTTGTCATTGGTACTTTTGCACTGTCTAAATTTTTAATATATTTCTTGGCTATCATTACTGGCTTTGCATTATTAGTCTTCATAGTAAGGAAGATGAAAATAGGAACTAAACTAAAGGCATTTGAGAAACGGTTTGGTATTTTCGGAGATATATTTGCAAACATAAAGGAAATATTAACATCAGTATTTAATTTGTTCAAAGCCGCTTTTGGTGGCGATGGTCAAGGCTTCAAAAAGGCTCTTAAAGAATTTGCAATAGCAGTAGGAACACTGCTTAAAAATATTCTAAAACTATTACTAGTGTCATTTTTACAAGTGGTTAAATTCTTAGTTTCAGGTTTAGTTACTGTTATTGGAAAGATAATAGGTAAAATACCACTTATGGGAGGAGTAGGTAAATCAATAGTAAATGTCGGAAAGGACATTAGAGGGATGGCTACTGGTGGTGTTAGTAGTGGTGGTCTAACGTTAGTTGGTGAACGTGGCCCTGAACTAGTTAGACTACCTTCAGGAGCAAGAGTTCATTCTAACGCTGAAAGTAGAAGAATGGGTGGAGGAACAATCAACGTTCATGTTAACGGAAGAGTTGGTGCTTCCGATGCAGAGATAAGAGATATAGCCAGTAAGGTAGCAAGAGAGATTAACACACAAATGAACAGACAAGCACATACGGTAGGTAGGTTCTGATGACAGAGCCAAATTACAGAGTCTTCTTGGAACTGCAAAGAAGAAGTGAGTTTGGTTCAGGACAAGAAAACAGGATATCACTTCTTGCAACAGATTTGACAGTAGCCACAAACAAAACAGTATTGAACTTAGGAGTTCCCTTTTCAGGTGCGGTTCGTGGAGAATCACTGAACTTAGCGATGGACGTAGGCATGGCTCAGAAGACGGTTAGTGTCAGTGGTTTTTTGGTTGAGCAAACTATCACTAAGAAGAAGGATGAAGATGGTTCACCTACAAGTGTAAAACTAACTTCCTTTGAATTGGCTCAGTTGATACATTCCTATGCAGATGCCAGTTCTTTTCAAAATGACCAAAACATAAACAGGTTAGTTGTACTCATACCAAGTAGGGTGAATCACAACTTTGAGTATCACACTTCTGATACTGAAACTGATGATATAGCAGACTTACCCTTGATATCTTGGTCATGGAAGAATAGGGAGTATGATAACTCATTTACTTCGGGTGTTAGTGGGGGAACAAAATATTTCCAACCATACGAATCTACTAACACAGATGCTTCAGGTCTTGGTATAACTGGATTTATTCGCTCATTTTCAACTACTGTAAGTGGCCAAGAATTTCCGGCGGTTCAATTTCAATTGGAGTTTGAAGAAGCAATGGTGGTAGCGGATAACTTCTTGGATTGAGGGATAGGGATGGTTACAGTAAATGCTTATGTCGGCAATCCATACAAATTGGTTTTCCCTCTTCTATCATCAGGTTATTTAGAAATAGACTATGATGCAACAGTTACTCCCGCAGGGTCATCTGCTACTGTTGTGTCGGATACAAGGGAGAGGAAAGTATGGGGACATACTGGTGCATTTACATTGGAGTGTTTGATAACTCCCTATGACGTAAACGGCTCTGCTAAGACGGGTGGTTCTGAGTTTGGTGTTTTGGATTCCACTAAGACTCCTCCTTACCCAAGCGATACTCTAAGCAGTAGAAGTAGCACATATCAAAGCACAAGCATATTAGGGACATCAAGTGGAACTAAGTATACTGATTCTCCTTTGAAGATGATGTTGTTTCACAATACGAATGTAAAACTGTATTTAGAGAACACAACGGATAACAGTTACAACCAACCTGCTGAATACAAAGTTGTTGCTGAGTTTAAGAAAACTGGTGGAGACACAATCAAACTTGAGACTGATACAGTTATCAAAGCAGAGAATAGATTAACAGGATACTATGACCCATATGGGTACTATGAAGGGAGTAGAACTTCTCTAACTAAATTGGATGATGCGAGTAGGGATATCTCCAACACTTCAATGATAGAACTGGATACTGCTTCAAATGTTAACAAAGTAGGTAAGGGAACAGAACTGTTTGACCAAACAGGGACTTCAATTGGGAAGGTTGTTTCTATTGATACTAGTGCCGGAACACTAACAATGAGTCAAGTTCAATCTGCATCTATTTCGTCAGCATATATCTCTCAACTAAAAGAAGCCCTTTACTTAGAACAGATGTATAAGATATCATTCGTCTATCTAAAACACGCCGCAGAGATTCACTTAGATAACCAGTTAATTGCTTCAATGAGTCATGCAGAACCAGATGTAGTAATTCATCCAAGTGACATTAGACTATGTGGTAGTGGAACAACAAGTGAACAGTTCTATGGTGAACTGTATGAAATAGCCATGTCAACTAATAACACGGTTAATGTGTCAACGACCAAATCCCTTTCTCCAAGTTTCAGTAACATATTGTTTTATTTTAGGTTTGGTGAGTAGATGGGAGCGAACGATAACACCACTGGTAGGATGTTCTATCCAATCAACTCAGGCAAGAAGAGTGGTGATATCACAAACAGTTACGCAAATAGAAACTCTGAGTTTACTGGAAATGACGCATTCAAGAACGTGAGCGTAAACCCACAATTCAAAACAATAGGCATTCAACAGGAGAACTCAACAACAGGAAGTTCCTTCGTTAATTCTGCTAATTTTATAGAGATAAGAGATGCACCAAGAGCGACAGGGATATCAAATGATTCAGGAGATAAAATCGTAAACAGGATATTACCAAAAAATACTAACTTGAGTTCTTATGGTGTAAATAATGATGAAACGAGTCCAAGTAAAATAAAGGTGTATGATTTCAATGATTCTTTCAGTGAAACTAACAGGAAGTTTATTTATAGCACAACTCTCTATCCTAATAGCAATACAGTAGGATTAGACATTGATAACTATGATTACTTTATTCTGATAAACCCCGAAATGACTTCTGCCGGTACGAATAGAATAAGGCCACACTTTGCTAAAGTAACTAGAATACTAGCCTTTGATGAGTTTGGTGATGGTTTAGAGTTTGAACCTGCATACCATACAAGCGTTGCATCACAAAGCAAGTTTGAAATTTTCAAAGGGCCATCCAAAACAGATACATCAGTTGTAGCAGTGAGTTATGGTCTTAGAGGGGACACTGATGCTAACACTTCAAAGTTTGATATTCTTCAAAGAGCAGTAAGACCAACGTTCTACTTCTACAATGATAGATTAGATGAGAAAGACCAATTGGACTATGCAGAGAAGTATACTGCTACTTCTGAAAGATATTGGGAATATGGAACAGAGATATCTATTGTAGGTAGAGATGCTCACACACAATATGCGAATACTACTACGCAGAAGTTTACACTTGCAACTAATGCAGATTTAGACAAGTTTATTCATGGTCAATCCATATTCGATGCGAATAACAATTTTATCGGAAATGTAAAAGAAAAGACATATTCAGGGGCTTTGTATTCATTCAAAATAGACTATGCGAGAACTGCACTGTCTTCGTTTAGTTCAACTAACTCAAGAATTGCAACCATTGGGACACATAGCGTTACAGGAACACCATCATCAGGTAACGTTGGAACTAACACATACTCGGCAACTGGTGGTAGTGGTAGTGGTGCTACATTTACTATTGTAGTAGTTGAAGCAGACGGAGTTAGAAGTGTTCAATCTGTTTCTCTCGCTTTTGGAGGCACTGGTTATGCTGCGAGTGATAGTCTTAGTGTAAGTGTTGGAGGGGCTACCGTGACAATACCCGTTGCTTCTGTTACAGGTGACGATATCAAAATAAAAATAGGAAAGACAATACAGAATGTAGCATTCAAAACTAAAGGTAAATACTCCAATACAGTACAGAGTTTAGGTAGAAACCCAATCTCTGCTACATTGGTTGACTCAAACAGAACTTCTGATGAAGCAGATAACTCATTCGATGCAACTAGATGGCAAACTGCTTTTCCTAAAATGAAAAGACACTCTGCTGATTTAATTACCGCTACTGCTAATTCACTAGATGGTGGTTTGACTGGCCCTAACAGATACATCACATTTGAGAAAGCAGAATACAAGAATAGCAAAGTTGAGCCTAGTATCAGTGCTTCTCTCAATAGTCCTAAGAATAAACTTACAAAACTTGTTAGATTTCAACTTAGTGATAATAGTGGTCTGCAACATTTGAAGATAAAGGAAAATTCAGACTTAAAAATAAGAAGAAACCTACATAGTGGTACTTTTACTAAAAAAGAATTTATTGGTTTTGCTAAATCAATAGCCTCACCTAATAACAAAATACAATTAAGCGAGTTAAATAGTGAAATTGATTTGAAACACATTCTAAGTGTTAATGATATTATTGAATTAAATGGATATCATTTCGTTGTTAATTCAATAGACAATAAATCAAGTGATACTGAACAGGCCATTGTCATCAAAGATAGAAAGTTGAAAACGGCTAAAGTTTGGGAGTCAAGTTCTGTCGTTCCTACATTTGATAGAGAAAAATTATTCTTAATGCCTTTTACTGGTGTTTTGAATTTGAACTTTGAAAGCGATACAGAAGTGTTGTTAGATTCAAGTGGTAATTTCCAAACTCTAACCATGAATGGAGTTGCAGTAAGTAAAACAGATAGTAAACTACACAAGTCATTTCTATCACCACTGTTTTACAATAGTCACTTAGTTGAAGTAGACTATGCAGATAAGAACAACAAGTATGCTAAAATTATAGATAGCGATAAGACATTTTACCAAAAGTCAGATGTTTCTGCAAGTAGATTGTATTATTACAATGGAGCATTTAGTATATCAGAACAAGTGCTTAGTGGTAGTGTTGATGACTTAGAGTTTATCACAGAACAAGGAAATACAACTGTTAAGGTAACAGGTAGAGATGACACAAGTAAATTACTTGGTAAAACTATAACCAAATCTCTAACACATCATAGTGATATTGTAAAAACAACATTACCACCTACTATTACTACATTTACAAATCTAACAGGGCTAACTGTCACTGCGATTGGGTCTACAACCATAAGTGTTTCAGGAACACCAAGCACAACATTTAGTAAATATATGCTCTTATTTGATGGAGACAGTAATTTTATTGGAGAAGTAAACAGTTATGTTCAAGTTTTGGGTTCAGTGTATTCTATCACATTTACTCATGAACATTATTGCACTAAGACTGTTAGTGAATTGAATACTAGTGGGTTCAAATTCTATAATCCCTATTCTGCTACTCAATATAATCAAATTGCAGGGACTAAATCTTTGCAAAGCAATGTCCTACACAGTGGAGGAATAGGTGATTTCACTTCAATTAGTGAAAGAGGTCTATCTTTTAGAAAGGGACTACATATTAATTATGATGGTTCTTTCAGTTATACTCCTTTGAGTTTGAGTTCTAATCAGAGTAATTCTTCTGCCGATACATTGGGATATGACATTTCATCACCCATTTCAATATCAACTGATGATGCAGTATTTGCTTTTAACATTGGAAACGAAAATGGAGTAACAGTAGATAAACAGGATATAATGACAGTCAATTCTGAGTTATTTGATGTTGTTAAAGTAAGCGAGCAAGATACTGCTTCTACTGTTTTAGAGATAGCCCCTACATTTCCTATGGTGTTAGGCAGAATAGATAGTAACACTTCTGATAGTAGAGGAAACGCAAAATTGTATCTTGTGAATAATAACATAGAAACTGGTGGATTTATTCATAGATTAAAGGATAAGTTTGTTGGAGGAGATGGGATTGTTCAATTTGCTCCAACAGACACAATAAGATACTGGGATTTACAGATAATAAGACCAAATGCCTTAGTCAGAACAGTAGATAGTATATACAGTACAGGTACAAGACCTCAAGCAATACAAGGATATGCAGTTGGATATGGCATTAATGCAACAGGAAGTACAACGTCTGTTACAGAAACTCCTGATAACAAACCAATAAACGGGAGTAATACCTTAAGCGGTTGGACTCATTTAACTAATTTCTATGGTAACTATCCACTGATAACGACATACCCCTCTCATTCTAATGGTGTAAGTGGGGAAACTGATATTATGTATTCTGAGTTTGAGCAAATTGACCCAAGAACTCTATCATATGAGTTGCTTGCGACAGGAGATATATTTCCCTCGTCTAAACAACGACACAATAATCTGTTTAACACAAGCCATGCAAGAGGATTCAATAATTATGGGATTATGTTAGAAACACTATCAGACCAAACGAATAGCACATCTCACCAAAAATACACAGGAACTACTTCTCAGACTTTGAAGAGGGATATACATTTTGAGTCTGCATCCATAACAGATAGTAGTCCTGTAAACACTGACCAAATCAGAAGGTGGGGAGTAATACGTTTAGTAGAAGCAACCTTTGACTGGCATTTTAATCCTTTAGACTTCGATTCATTAGCGGATACTTTTGATGCACTAAAGTATTTTGATTATGTTATGATAAGAAAACCAACTGAAATTAGTGGTTACACTCTAACTGTTTCCAGTGGTAATGCCGGAGGAACTCTAATAGGACAAATGACTGCGGGTGATGTAGCCTACAAGAAAGATGCAATAGGAACTAACAGCAGTGAAACTAGAGCAGATTTGAGAATACCCGGAGATACTCATAGTGGGTTTGTTGCGTATCGTGCTAGTAGCACAACCGCAGTAAATGGTAACTTTACAGACAACTTAGGGACTATAATCAATACAACCCCTGCTGATAATATACTAAGGTTCGATGGAGTAACAGTTAATGGAACTACTTTCAAGGGGGTGGAGAGTTTCAGGTTGTTCACCGATGACCAAATCTCTCTCAATGCTTTGGAAACTGCTAATGATGTAGGAATTTTTATTGATAGAGTAAATGGGCATAAGGACATACACTTCCATAGAAGTTGGATTACACACCCACCTGTTGACTATACAGACGGTACTAATGGATTTATGCACCAGTTGTTGAAGAACGCTGACGATGATAAATACGACCCAATGAATGTTATTCTCCCCATAATCGCAGAGAACAAGTCAGGTAATAGCGATAAGAACGACAAACTGTTCTCGCCTTTCCATAGGCAAGACCATTGGGATGATACCGCTACCACAAGTCTAACCTCTGCAAATAGTATAGATATGCTACATATGTCAAGAGTCATAAGTGGGTTAATCAAACCTTCATATGGACAAGGGCCAAGTTTAGACAAGGGAGATATAGAATTATTAGGATTAGGCCAAGGAGATGTGTATGCTAACTGTATTGGTCTATTTAGAAACCTTGAGGCAATAGGCGAGTCATCAAACCTATACCTAAACTGGGACGACTCGATTTCCCTGATAAGTAGTCCGTTGGGTAGGACTGACACAACAAATTATGCTACTAGGGAAGGATATAGTATGAGTTCAACTAAATTTAACAGTTATTCTCACAGTGTACTACTCGGTACAAATACATACGGAGCGAACACGGATAGTGACCAACATTCAGAATCAGCAAGATTGTATGAATGGACTAATCCCGATGTTACTTCTTACAACACAGGAAGCCCTGTTTTAACATCTCAAAATTACAAAGCGTCTATGTTGGGTATACATACTACTGCCTATCCATTTGATAAAAAAGGAACAATGTCGGCAGCACGTAGAGGCTCTGATTATCGAGGTCTTGACCACACCACTCATACTACCTTATCAGGTAATTCCATTGATAACTGGGGTCAGATGTGGTCTTCTCAATTTATTGTTAAACCTACATTTAATCTAACTGCCGCATCTAATTTAGTGTATTCAAATTCAGATAAAACAATCACATTTACTCTTGATGATGCTTCTACTCATAATTGGTTAAGTTTCATGCCTAACTTGAAGGGGTATTATTTGGTTTCTGAGTCATTAGTAGATGGTGATACTTTAAGAAACGCAAAGCATCATGGTGTCCCGAAGTTCATTGCTAAGATAGTTAACCACACTATCTCTACTGCCCCTAACCATGTTCCGGGTAATACATCTGCAAGTACCTTTGAGGCTCAACAGATTGAGTTTGACACTGCGATTGATGTTTCCTCCAATGGAGCAAATTACAGATTAATGAGAATATCAGAAACCACCTTTGACGATACTCCTGAAAAGATAGAGTTCAATGTAATGAAAGACACTGGATTAGATTACAATTTAACTTCTGTTAACTTTAGAACTGGTAAAGGAAGCAATGAAGACAAAACTGATGATAAGAGATTTCACGAAACGGTTTATTCAATGTATTTGAGATTAGATATTGATAATCCTATATTGAGTTCAGAAAGCAACCCGTTCATAGAAGCAAGAAACACAACAAGGGCAAAGGTTGGTTTTACAGAAGGGGAGATAATTACTGCTTTCGTTTCTGATGGCAATACAAAAAGAAAGGTAGACTTGACTGTGAGTTTAACAAGACAAAAGAAAACAAGTTCTTCTACTGAAGATTGTTTAGTATTTACTTATGGAGGTAAACTGAATGGAAGTGGTGTTGTTTCTTTTGGCGAAGTCATAGATATTACGTTGGGAAGAAAGCCAAGACTAAAGAGATTAAACCGATGTTATATTGGAACTTCATTTGACATTGGTTCTAATGTAGATACAGAATTGAACAATGTAGTAACAGAAGCAGGTTTAGAGTATGATTTCACTAAAAGTAATGCGATATTTACAACAAACATAGTAAACACAAATGGAACAAACACAATTGTTTGTTTAGAGAATGTTACTGAATTAAGTGCAGGTGATGTAATATATACCCAAGAAGGACATCTAATAGGGGAGATACTTTCTATTAACAACCAAACAATAACCTTTGCAAGTGGGAAAAAGTATTACACCCCTCCCCAATACTCAAACATCATCAAATTAAATGAAAGAACATTTGTTAGTAATCTAAAACTGAATAGTTCTGATGTTTATAGTACAATTAATTCTCTAACAAGTATGAAAGGCATGGATTATAAAATACAAGACAACAAGGTAATTTTTAGAAACTTTGAAGATACTTCAAGTCTTTTGAGAAAGGAAGTAACTTTCTCAGATTTAACGGGTACAAGTCCAATTAGCAATAACGTTTCTTTGTTAGATAAAGTAAACAGAGTGGAAATTAAGGGAGATGGGGTCGAACACATTGTTGAAATATTCACCAATGTAGATAACAAGACAATGGTAGTAAATGACCCAACTATAACAACAGTACAAGAAGCAGAGATAAGAGGAATAAAATTATTGCAAATACACAATTCCGATGCAAGAAAAATAACATTGGAAATAAATGCGAAAGGATTTGAGTTATTAGAAGCAGGGGATTTGCTACACTTGGACTTCCCTACATATAACGTACCAAAAGGAGATTACATAATATTTGAGATTGAAAATATCTTAGGGCCAACTATGAGAATGACAGTTGGAACTTATAACAAAGGAATTGCAGAGAGACTAAGTGAAATATCACAAGAAAGCAGTGGGAACATTAGCCATATCCTAACTGCAAATGCAGAAGGAAGCACTGGACACAAAACAATATTTGAACCATTAAATCTCAAAGTAACTGAATTAGAATACACAGTGCGTGGTGGATTAACCGATTCAAATATAGGCTTTGACGATATAGCAGGTTTCACTGAAACAGTAGGGTTTGATATTGTCGCAACAGGTGAAATAGGAATAAAGAAAGAATACAAGGATAGATTCTATGATTAGGAGGAAGGAAAATGATAGCAGATGAAGGAGTATCGGATATAATAGCGAATTACATTCAAAGTAATTACACGAAAATAAAAGTCGGAAGTGGAGGTGATGCTCCATCAGAGGCAGATACAGAATTAGATTCCTTTGTTGCAGAAAAGACTGTTACGCCTTCTTTAATAGGAACTGTAATGACTTGGACAGTTGAGTTTACTGGTGCAGAGATTGGTCTTGAAGGTATATCAGAACTAGGAATTTTCAAGTCATCAGGAGATAAAATGTTAAGTCGGGTCACATTCAGCAATACAGGAGTGTTGGCATCAGCAGACACATTGACTATAACAATTAGAGTGGAGGTAGGTTAATGTCACTAAGAACTAATCCAAATTTTATCAGCACATTGTCTGCTTCTCCCACACTCAGAATAACTGATGGAACAGACAGTTTGCATAGTGGTCTGATTAATTCATTGAATATCGCTACTGGTGGTAATAGAATAGTAAACGGGTTTAACATTACATTATCTCAGGGAACAACTTACACAGTTTATACGATTTCTTCGGCAACCAATACATATCTTAGAGATGGTATTTTCTCTACTATCGCACAAAACACCGCAGTAACTCAATCAATTACAATGGCTTCATCGAGTAGTCCAACATATCTAATGTTGGTAATTGCATCAGGAAGTCCTGATACCCTTGCTTTGAGAGAACACACTGTTGCTAACAAGGTAGCCCCTCTATCAGCAGATGATATTCCAATAGCAATAATAGAAGTTGCAGCAAACAGTTCTGCAAAGGCCACGGATAGAAGAGTCCAGTTCTTAGGGTATGAACAAACAAATCAAGGTCTTAGTATAATAGATAACAATGCTGAAACACTGAAAATAAATAAAGAGGGAACTATAACTAAGGGAGGACAAACAATTACCTTCCCTTCATCAGCAGGTACTCTTGCTCTTACATCGGATATACAATACACTTCTGCAATACCAAATGCAACTGCATCTCAAACAGGTTTGGCTACATCTACTCAGATAACTAAGTTAGATGGAATCGCCGCCAATGCAAACAACTACTCTCTTCCTACTGCGGCTGCGGGAACATTAGGTGGAATAAAAGTAGGAACTAATCTCAGCATAAATGGTAGTGGTGTCCTTTCTGCTACTGATACTAATACTCAACTAAGTAATGAGGAAGTTCAAGATATTGTAGGTCAAATGTTTGATGGAAACACCGAAACAGGAATCAGTGCAACATATCAAGATGGTGACGGAACTATTGACCTAAGCGTTACTGCATTGAATGATGATGTTAGTGTAAGCAATTTGGAAAGTAGACTACCACAAATAGACACTCCTGTAACAATAGGAAATGGTGTAGGAGTTACAATGGGAGGTAATCTAACTGTTAGCGGTAATCTTACAGTAGCCGGAGAAACAACTACACTTGATGTAACTAACCTAGCAATAGAAGACCATACTATAATACTGAATAAGAACCAAACAGGAAACTCAAACACTGATGCAGGGGTAGAGGTAGAAAGAGGGGACTACACAAATGTTCAGATTAAGTGGAATGAAACAACTGATAGGTGGACTTTCACCAATGATGGTAATAATTTCTTTAACATACCAATACCCTCAGAACTAGCAAACCCATACACTCATCCAACATACTCTACAACTAACATTGATACGACTGGCGCAGAAATAGTAGATAGCATAACCACTAACTCTACTGGACATATTACTGCAATGGCTAAGAGAACACTAACTCTTGCTGACTTAGGGTATACAGGAAGTACAGATGCAAACACATATGTTCACCCTAATCACTCAGGAGATGTAACTTCCAGTGCAGATGGTGCAACTACAATATCCGCTAATGCAGTTACCACCGCTAAGATATTGAATAGTGCGGTAACTGCTGATAAACTAGCAAGCAACTCAATTACAAATGTCAAGGTAGATTCTAACGCTGCAATTGCACAAAGCAAGATTAGTGGTTTAGTTGCATCTCTTGCTGGAAAAGAACCTGCTCTCACTATCAGTGATGGTCTTGATAGAACAGGTACTACATTGAAGTTAGACATAACAGGGCTAACTAATGAAAATGCGATAGACAGAACTGCCGACTTTATTGCTTACCACGACAATTCTGTTGGTTTGAGAAAGGTAAATCTTGCAAATGTATTCTCAAAACTAACTGCAAGTGACATTCCTGATTTGAGTGGTTCATATCGAGCAGTTGGAACGCAGATAGTAAATGCTGATGTTAGTAATACTGCGGCAATAAGTGCAGATAAGATTGCGGCGGGAACAACCAACAAACTATTCACAAGCACATTAGAGGCAAAATTAGCAGGTATTGCAACAGGTGCAGAAGTCAACGTTCAAGCAAATTGGAGTGAATCGAGCAATAGTTCTGATGCGTATATTCAGAACAAACCAACAATACCAAGCGGTAATCAGATTATTGATTGGACTGCAAGTGGAGCGGGAACGATTCATGCTTCAAACTACACCAATACAACATACTCTGTTGGTGATGGTGGGTTATCACAAAAGAACTTCACCACTGCTTTGCATGATAAGTTAGTTGGAATCGCAGCAAACGCCAACAACTTCTCTCTCACAAATGGTTCTGTAACTAATGCTCACCTTGCAGGTAGTATTGCTAATTCCAAACTGGATGATATAGCACAAAGCAAAGTAACTGGATTAGTGACTGCTCTAAACTCTAAGGTTGAGAATCTTGGTGATTTGAGTGTAACTGCATCTGCTTCTGAACTTAACATATTGGACGGTGTAACAAACGTAAGTGCTACTGAGATAGGCTACTTGGATGGAGTTACCTCATCAATACAAACTCAATTGAACTCTAAACTCTCTTCACTAGCAGTTACAGGATTAAGTGATATTTCTACTTTTGATACTAGTATAGGCAGTGGAGCGTCAAACAGTGGATTAGCAAGCACTCTAGCGATTAAGACCTATGTAGATGGCAAAGCAACAGTTGACACTACTTACTCACTAACAACCGCAGATGGAACAGATACTAATGGGGATGACGACCCTACATTCAAGACAATCAATCTTGCTGATAACACAAGTGGTTCAGGTAGTGTAGTTCACTTAGCGGTAGGAGCAGGTCTTGGTATCTCAAGAAATGCCGCCAACAACACACTAACATTGACCAATACTGGTAGTTCTCTAACAAAGGCAACACTAACACCCATTCTTGCCTCTTACAATGGAACAGATACATTGAACATAGGAGATACAGATAATGATACTACTGTAAATATTAGGGGTAATCTAAATGTCTTGGGGACTACTACAACTGTAAACCAAACCCAAGTTAATGTTCAGAATGCTTTTGTCTTTGAGGGTGCTAATGCTAATGACTATGAAACCACTTTGACAATTACAGAACCTACTGCTGATAGAACAATCACTCTACCGAACATAACTGGAACGGTAATTACTTCGGGGGATACATCAACTATCACTAATAGCATGATAGCAAGCACTGCAATCACTAGTGCTAAACTTGCAAGTAACGCTGTATTGACAAGTAAAATAGCATCAAACGCAATAAGCACTGCAAAGATTGCTAATAGTGCAGTAACCTCTGATAAGTTAGCAGCGTCTTCTGTAACCACTGCTAAACTCAACGATGACTCAGTTACCGTAGATAAGATAGACGGTGTAACTTCTTTTGGTAGTGGAAGCATTATCAGTTCTGCTGAGAGAACGAAACTAACTGGAATAGAAACTTCTGCTGATGTTACTGATGCAACAAACGTAGCCTCCGCCGGAGCAGTAATGGATTCAGATTTCAGTTCTAATGGGTTCATGAAAAGAACAGGAGCAGGTAGTTATACTGTTGATAACAACACATATCTCACTTCTTTAGCAGTTACAGGACTCTCAGACATCAATGCCTTTGATACCGATTTGAGTAGTGTCAGTGCATCTCACGATACTTTGGCTTCTGCTAAAGCAATAAAGGCATACGTGGATGCTAATGGAGGAGGAGGAGGGGGAGGCTCTTTCAACTCATTCTACCTATTAGATGGAACAGGAACAAGCGTAAACGTCACTGATGGAAAGTACGTTCAATTTACACAAGGAACAGGAATAACCGCTACATGGACTGATACTAACAGTGGAGCATCAACTGACCCATTTGACATCACACTTACAAACACAGGTGTAACATCTAATGTTGCGGGAACGGGAATAGGGGTAAGTGGTGCTACTGGTGCAGTAACAATAACAAATACAGATTTGGGTTCTTCACAGAACATATTCAAGACAGTAGCAGTTAGTGGACAAACTAATATCGTTGCAGATTCCAATAGTGATACTCTCAACTTCGTTGGTGGAACAAACGTAACAATAGCAACTGATGCTTCTACGGATACAATTACAATCAATGCTGCTGATACAAACACTCAGATTAGCCAAGAACAAGTTGAGGATTATGTTGCGGGACTGCTTACAGCAGGTAGTAACATTACTTTGAACTATTCCGATAATAATGCTTCAGCAGGTACTCTTACAATAGCGGGAACTGCTAACGATGACGTATCTGTTACGAATCTAAAGTCTGCTCTTAACTCAGATTTTGGTGGAGATTTCACCATTGGTAATCAGTCAGACGATACTGTAACTGTCAGTGGTTCACTTACTGTTGGGGCTGATTTGATTGTCAGTGGGGATACTGTAACTGTAAATACTTCAACTCTAACAGTAGAAGACCCGTTGATTTCTCTTGGGAAGAACAATTCTGCTGATTCTGTTGACTTAGGATTCTATGGAAGGTACAATGATGGAAGTAATATTCGATACAGTGGTTTGTTCAGAGATGCTTCAGATAACGACAAGTGGAAGTTATTCTCATCAACAGGTAACTCAAATGCAGAACCTACAAGCACAGTAAACACAACGAGCGGTTTCGCATTAGGAACACTAGTCGCTTCTACCTTTGAAGGTGGGTTAGTTGGTAATGCTACTACTGCAACAACATTGGCTACTGCGCGAACAATAGCAGGTGTATCTTTTGATGGTTCAGCAGACATAGCATTGCCTTTGAACAACCTCACAGGAACACTTGCAGTTTCAAGAGGAGGAACAGGATTAACTTCTATTGCTTCACTATTGAACAGTAACGTATCACTAGCGGTTGCAGACTTATCTGATATTGCTTCCCTTGATACTGATATAAGTTCAGTTAGCGGTAGTGATGACACTCTTGCTTCTGCTAAGGCCATCAAAACGTATGTAGATGCTCAGTTTGCAGGTGCAGGTTCAGGAGATATGACTGGTGTTGATATCACCGCAGGTAACGGTATCAGCGTAACTCAAAACAATGTATCGAGCGGGAACTATACTGCAACTATTTCCGCATCAGGAATAACCACTGCACAGTTAGCGGGTACGGCTCTACAAACAAGTTCAGAATCTTTCAACAACAACGATACGAGTTTGATGACTTCTGCTGCTATTGAAGATAAGATTCTATCATACGGATATGGAACAGGTAGTGGTGATGGGGACATAACCAGTGTAGTTGCCGGAACAGGTTTGAGCG